CATTTTTAGCCCCTTAATACAGTGATATTCATAACCCAAGGACACCACATTAGCACTTTTTTTGAATAAAAGTCGAGGCAGTTTTGGTCATTTAGAAAAAAAACATTACCTTTGCACTCGATTTGTAGGTTCCGTAGCTCAGTTGGATTAGAGCAACAGCCTTCTAAGCTGTGGGTCTTGGGTTCGAACCCCAACGGAATCACTTATCGCACATTTTGCATTACATCTGATAATACCGCTAATTGCTTGATTTAAGGCAGTTGGCGGTATTTTTATTGAGGTGGGATTACTATGATTGGTTGTTTTGTGGTTTTTGCTTTTAGATTAAAATTGATAATCTGCTGATTTGTTGACTGAATTGCCGCAAAATTGCCGCAAAAGATTTATTACTTAACTCTTGAGACTCTATACAACTTCTTGCTGTGTAGAGAGACTTGCCATTTAGGGAAATCTTTGTAATGTTGCTGTACATATTGTATGGGTTTGTTGATTGTAATGTGCTGTAACTTAATGCAAAGGTAATTATTAAAGATAGAATAAGGGGGAAAGAGAACTGGGTTTGTTTGTATTACTATGCTTAAATATTATTAATTAATTGGGGATTTAAGAAATTATCTATGATATTCTAAGAAGAAAATTGTATATTTGCAGTACTTAAACCAACAATCATAAAACACTATAAAATAGAGTGTTATGATGTTTGGTTAAAGTAAAACTTTAAGTAGAAAAATATAGATAATATGGGAGTAATAAAGAAAACAAGAAGCAGGGATGAACTGAGATGGCAAGCTGAAGATGATGCCCGAGTAATGGCAACTTATCAAGAAATACTTGGAGATAAGACAAGAATGAATAGGGCTATTAAGGTAGCAAAATCTCAGGCAGCAGACCTTACAAAGAGAGCTAATGCTCTACAGAGTGTGGCAAGGACAAAATCATCATCTAAAAGAAAATAACTTATGAGTAAAAAAGAAAATCAGACTGTACAGAAAACTCGGATTGACTATATGCAAGCTACTTCATTGAGAGAGCTTTTGGATAATGTCAATACTCATAATAAGGAATATCCTGAGAATGCAATATTGAAGGAGGATATTGTGAGAATCCTTAAGGAAGAGGAAACATTCATTATGTTATATTATAGATAATGTAGTCTATATATAATAATGTATAACCATCTAATCAAATACAAGTATGGTAGAACAAAAGAATATAAATGAGATGGAGTCTGATACAGTGTGTTTCTGTTCCAGATGTTATTCCTTAAAAATAAAGTATGAGGATTCCATAGGAATGGATTGCTGTGGAGACTGTGGTTGTACAGACTTTAGGACAGCAAGCTTTGATGAATGGGAGAAGCTGTATAAAGAAAGATATGGTCATAAGTATGTGGAAGGAACAAGGGATATAAAGAAATCACCTATATTCCAGATGTCAAATGACAAACTGAAGATAAAGGTTTCCAATGATCCTTCGTGGAGAGAGATATGCAGGGCAATGTATCCTACATTTCCTAATTGGCTTAGCAAGGCAGACTCTGTCATTCTATTGTTTGCAAAGCTGTACCAAGAGAATAGGTTGGATGATTTGAGAATGGAATTAATAAAAAGAAACAATAACAAACACTAAAAGAGAGATATTATGGAAGAGCAGAAGAAACTTACTTATGAACAGCTTAATGATGCTTGTAATCAGTTGTGGCAACAGAACAGACAGCTTATAAAGAAAACCAATGAACTTGAACAGTTTGCCATGAACAAGAGACTTGATTATCTTTTTAAGGTGCTTGAACATAGCAAGGAATTTTCAAGTGATTTTATAATCAACTGTGTCAATGAGGTTGAGGAAGCAATGACTATTCCTCAGAATACAGAAAGTACTGATAAGGAAAAGAAGCATGAGTAATAGTAAACAAGGACTTCCAAAGCCTAACAACATAGTGACTATCTCTACTTCTCCTGGCATAGAGTTCTTCAAATGGTGGTGTGTATTCCTCAGACCATTCATTAACCTTACCAATAGAGAGATAGATGTCATAGCCAGTTTTCTGAAACAAAGATGGGAGTTGTCTAAAAGTATAAGTGACCCTAGTATACTCGACAGTATGGTTATGAGTGAGGCAACCAAAGCCAAGGTGATAGAGGAATGTCAGATGACACAGCAACACTTCTATGTGGTAATGAGTAATCTGAGAAAGAACAATATTATAGTAAATAATATCCTTAACCCAAGACTTGTACCAAATATAAGAAAGGATGATAATGGATGTTTTCAGCTACTTATACTGTTCAAGGAAAACAAGAAGGCTGTATGACCTATGATGAGATTGTGATTAAAGTATCCAAGAGATTAGGACTCAGTAAAGAATTAGTCAATAAGACTTATAAAGCTTATTGGAAATCTGTCAAGGAACACATAGCTTCTTTACCTCTGAAGAAAGATTTGTCAGATGAGGAGTTTATGAAGTTACAGCCAAATGTGAATATACCTTCACTTGGTAAGTTCTGTGTCACCCTTGATAGATATAAAGCAATGACTAAAGCATTTAGAAACAAAACAAAAATAAAGGAGAAACAAGATGTTACATGTAACAAAGATTAAACCACTTTTTGACCATTTGCTTATTACAGCAGACAGGTTTGATAAAGACATGATACATAATGGTGTCATTGTAGCAGGAAAAGGTGACCTGAAGCTATGGCAGACTGTAGTGGCTGTTGGTTCAGTGGTAAGGGACATTAAGGTTGGAGACAAGGTAATGATTAATCCCAATGACTTTGCTGTAAAGAAGTATAACAAAAACTCTGTACAAAATGACTTGGACAACAATCCAGTAATAACATATAACTTCCCATTTGAGACTGTGGATGATGAGAAGGGAAATCCAAAAGATTATCTCTATATCTCAGACAGGAATGTAAAATATGTGTTTGAGGGTATAGAGAAAGATGATTCATTGATATTGCCAGGAAAACCGAAATTGATAATATAAGAGTAGAAGTTTGCAATAGCCTAAGTTTTAATCGACTTAGGCTTTTTTAGTTATAGAAAGAAATATGGAGAACATAAGATTTAACAAGTGTCAGACACCTTTGGAAGATTTGCATTTAGAGGAATATCCAAAGGAAGTGCAAGAGCAGTGGTGGGACACAATAAATAATGTACCCTTTATTAAATGGATGGTGTCTGAGGACAGACCATTGGTTTCAGAATTGCCAAGAGATAAGGAAGGCAGGGCAGTAATAGACATAACACATCCACCTATTCTTGAGGGAAGTGATTATTTCAGACCATCAGCATTGGCATATAAAAAGAACAAAGGAAGATATACAACTCTTAGACCAAATGCTAATCCAAATAGTGACTTTGGTAAGTGGTTGTATGAAGAAAGGAAAAGAGGATGGAATGGTTACTGCAATCCAAAAACAGGAATGTGGGTGACAGGAGATTACTACTGGATGCTTAACTTCTGTCCAATGCACCTTGTAGAGAAGAACAGTAATGGAGTAGCAATGAGAACAGTAGCCCATCCAAGGTTTTGGGATGGTCAGTTTCTTATGTCTCATTATCTTAACCAAGGCAGAATACATGGACATCATGCTTCAGCACTTGCTTCACGAGGAAGAGGAAAGACATCATTTGGTGCAGGACTGCTTTCAAGAAGATGTATAATAGGGGAGTCAGAGGAAAACTCAAAAGAAGTGCAGTGTATGGTGACAGCAGTGGATAGAACAAAGCTGATGGATACCAATATGATATTGAAGGTGTTCAAGGACAATCTTGACCATTGTGCAAAGTATACACAATTTGCTTCACATAGATTGAAATCCTCAGACCAAGAGATGGAATGGAAGATGGGATATAAGAAAGCAGGAAGTGAAGTAGAGTATGGAAGCAAGAATTCAGTGTCAGGAATTATCTCAGGAGTAAACCAAGATAAGCTGAATGGTTCACGTGGTGTGTTATATCTTATTGAGGAGGCAGGTATCTTCAAGAACCTTCTTAGTATGTATAACATGATCAGACCATCAGTAGAGCAAGGCAATGATGTATTTGGAGAGATATTCTGTTATGGAACAGCAGGTGATGATCAGAGTGATTTCACTTCATTTGCGGAGATGTTCTATTCTCCAATAGGTTATAATATGGAAGCACTTGATAATGTATATGATAAGGAAGGTCAGGGAAGAAAGCAGTGCTGTTTCTTTTATGGAGCCTATATGAATTATGCAGATGACTATATAGATGAAGATGGTAATTCAGATATTACAAAGTCATTGTTGCTTATATTATATGACAGATATAAAACAAAATATGGTTCTACAGATGTAAATACTATTACTAAACGTATATCACAGTATCCTATAGTGCCGCAGGAAGCAATGATAAGAAATCATGGTAATGTATTCCCAGTGACAGAGCTTAATGAGAGACTTAATCAGATAGACAATAATCCAGATGAGTATGATGACACCTATGTAGGAGAGCTTGTGCAGGACAACAAGACAGGAGAAGTGAAGTTCAATCCTACTACGAATATTCCAATAAGGGATTTTCCTACCAAGGACAATAAGGTGACTGGAGCTATTGAGATATTTGAAATGCCAAAGAAAGGCAGTGATGGTAAAGTACCCTTTGGTAGATACATCTGTTCTTGTGACCCTTATGACAGTGATGTTTCAAATACAATGTCATTAGGTTCAATCTTTGTGATGGACTTATGGACAGACATGATAGTGGCAGAATATACTGGAAGACCCTCATTTGCAGAAGACTTCTATGAGATATGTAGGAAACTATGTCTGTTCTATAACTGTAGATGTATGTATGAGCAGAATATTATGGGTATGTTCTCATACTTCAGTTCACATAATTCAACACATCTGTTGGCAGAGACACCTGAGTATCTTGTGCAAAGAAATATGATAGGAGGTATAGGATATGGTAACAAAGCTGTAGGTATCAGAGCTACTACACCTATTATAAATGGTGCTTTCAAGATGATACAGACATGGTTGAGGAAACCAATAGTTACTGTAGAAACAGATGCAGAAGGAAACAATACAGAAGTAACAATACCAAACCTATATAGGATAAAGAACAGAGCATTGTTGAAGGAACTTGTGTTATGGAATCCACAAGGAAACTTTGACCGAGTGATGAGTCTTGTGCAGCTGATGCTGTATAGAGAAGAGAAACTTGTGCTTGGTCATGGAGACTTGAGAAGAACAGAGACAGTGAGTGAGGGATTAGAGAATGATGAGTACTGGGAGAAAAACTATCCTGGAGAGAATGGGGAGATGGGAGAAGAGTGGTGAGCCTCGCTAAGCCTAATTGAGCCTGCTTTAGGAAATAAGTCTTACTAAGCCTAATTAAGCCTATCTGAGCCATTGAAAAAAAGGGAGAATAAGCCTTACTGAGCCTAATTGAGCCTACCTAAGTTATTACTTGGGAGGTTTGATTAGGCTTTATTGTTTTTTTAGGAGATTGTTAAGAACTTTTTTTATTGGGGCTTAGAGAAAAAATAAGGGATAATATTACGCATATATGTTTTTGTACTTTTGTGAAAAAGAAAAGCTTAGAGAAGTAATGTAGAATTAAAGAGAAGAAAAGTATGGAAGCATTAAGTTTTGACAATATCTTGGGTGAGAATGAGATTGAGACTCTATTTGTAGACCCAGAAGATAATGAGGTTGTAGATGAACCTACAAAAACAGAAGAGGAGGAAGTAATAGATACTCCTGATTCTAAAGATGATAAACCAAAAGAAAAGAATAAGACTACTGAGGTTGTTGATCCTGAGACCTTGTTTGAGGAAGAGACACCAGAGAGCGTAGGTAGTGGTAAAGATAAAGAAGGTAAGGAAGATACTGTCACTGACGAGGGATCAGATGGCACTTCTCCAAACGATAACTTCTACTCTTCCATTGCCAATGCCTTGGCTGTGGATGGTATCTTCCCTAACCTTGATGATGAGACAGTGAAGAAAGCAGTTGATGCTGAGACATTCAGTGACTTGATTGAAGCAGAAGTAAATGCCAGGTTTGATGAGAAGCAACAGAGGATTTCAAAGGCTCTTGAGAATGGAGTAGAGCCAACTGATATTAAGAAGTATGAGAGTACCCTTGACTACATCAACAAGATAACAGATGCAGCTATTGCTGAGGAGAGTGAAAAGGGAGAGCAGTTGAGGTACAATCTGATTTATCAGGACTTCCTTAATAAAGGCATGTCAGCAGATAAGGCAAAGAAGTACACAGACAGAACCATTAATGCAGGAACAGATGTTGAGGATGCTAAGGAAGCATTGCAGAGCAACAAGGAATATTTTAGTGGTGAGTACAACAGATTGCTTCAAGAGGCACAGCAGCAGGCAGATGAAGATAAGGCAGAAAGGTCAAAGCAAGCAAAGCAGTTGCAGACCTCTCTTCTGAAAGACAAGAATTTGTTTGGTGATATGGAAATCAGCAATGACGTTAGGAAGAAAGCCTTTGAGACAGTATCCAAGCCAGTGTATAGAGACCCTGAGACAGGAGACTATTTGACAGCTCTTCAGAAATATGAGATAGAGCATAGGGCAGACTTCTTGAAATACACAGGTCTCTTCTTTGCAATGACCAATGGCTTTAAGGATTTTGATTCCTTTGCTAAAGGTAAAGTTAAGAAAGAAATGAGAAAAGGTCTTAGAGATTTAGAGAAAACCCTGAACAACACATCAAGGTCGAAGGATGGTAACCTAAAAATGATAACTAATCAGAGGGAAGATCCAGACTCCTTTATTAGTAAGGGGATGAAACTTGATTTGTAAGACCATGAAAAACAATATTATTAAATGCTTAAATGTAAATAAAAATGGCCGGAAAATTAGGTAAATTCCAGAAGCAGACATTTAGTCATTGGAAAGGTACAACTAAGGCAAACCATCTTGGTGGTATTTTTCAGAGGCAGCCTCAGAAGGCAACATCTTTGATGGTACAGCTGCTTGCTTGGCATAAAGGTAAGACTCTTGAAACATTCTTGTCACAATTTCCAACAAAGTCTTTTGACAGTGATGATGAATACACATGGGATATTTGTGGTAGTTCCTCAAGGAATATTCCATTGGTAGAGGCAAGGGATGCAGATGGTGTAGATGTGTCAGCAACTTCACGTAATGAAGCAAATGTTGGTGTGAATGGTGAGCCATTCTACTTGGTGTTTGCAGAAGATTGGTTTGCTGATGGTGAGGTAATTGTTGGTGAGCGTAATGAAGTATATCCTATTAGAGTGCTTGCAGATGGTAGGAATGAGGGAACCAACACTGTATACAAGGTAGAGTTGATGGGTGGTATCACTTCTGGTATTCCAGTAGAAGAGCTGCTTGCTGGAAAGAGGTTCTCAGTTGACTTTGCTCCAGTAGAAAAGGACTTTTCTCGTAAGGTTGGTGATGTACGCTTCTCAAGTCCTATAGCAATGAGAAATGAGTTTACTACTATCCGTATTCATACCAAGATAGCAGGCTCAGCGATTAATAAGAAAATAGCCTTTGGTATTCCTATTGTAAAAGAGACAAATGGTCGCTATGTGAAGGACACTGTAAACATGTGGATGCACTATGAGCAGTGGGAGCTTGAGCAGCAGTGGAGTGATTATAAGAACAATATGCTTGCTTATGGTCGTTCAAATAGGAATATGAATGGTGAGTATCTTAACATTGGTAAGAGTGGTGAGGTAATTCGTATGGGAGCTGGTCTTTATGAGCAGATGGAGGCAGCTAATACTCTTACTTATAACACCTTCTCATTGAAACTTATTGAAGATGCTCTCTATGAGTTGTCAGCAGCAAAGCTTGGTATGGATGATCGTACATTTGTAATCCAGACTGGTGAGCGAGGAGCTACTCAGTTCCATAAGGCAGTGCTTAACACTGTGAGTGGTTGGAAAGCATTTACAATTAATGGAGACCAGATAGATATGGTAAGGAAGGTACAGTCACCATTGCATAAGAATGCTTTGTCAGCAGGTTTCCAGTTTGTAGAGTTCCAGGCACCAAATGGTGTAACTGTACAAATTAAGGTTGATTCTCGATATGATGACCCAGTGCGTAATAAGATTATGCATCCAAATGGAGGACCTGCTTATTCTTATAGGTATGACATCTTTGACATGGGTAACATGGACCAGCCAAACATCTTTAAGTGTGACGTAAAGGGCATGGAAGGTGATGTGACCTCTTATGAATGGGGCTTGAGGAACCCTTTCACAGGTCAGATGGGTAACCCTAACATGAGCCATGATGAGGATTCAGCAACCGTTCACAAGATGACAACAATGGGCATATGTGTACTTGATCCAACAAGGACATTGAGTTTGATACCAGCTATGATAGCCTAAGATATAGAAAGAGGCAGTGAGGGAACAAAGTTTCCCTCCTGTACTCTGACTAAGATAAAACAAAAACAGAAAAACAAAATAAAAGGAGAAATTAGAAATGGGAAGAGTAAAGAAGGAAGATAATCCAAATACAGAGACAATTATGCAGGATGTAGAGTTGGATGTGACACCACAGGAGGAAATGAAAACAGAAATTCCGTTGCCTAAAACAGAAACAAAACCAAGTTATAGGGAGAAAAAAGAACCGAGCTATAGTAATGAGACAGTGAACTGCTTAAGGAATGAGCGCATTATAGTAAGATTTGTTCCAAGTCCTACAGCAATGGTGCAACGGAAGGGACATATTCTGTATGGAGGTATGGCAGAGAATGCAACAAGAAGTTTTGTAGTGCCAAGGCTTAGTAAGACAGGAATGTTCAAGAATGTTCTTACAGATAGTGAGAAGACCTTTTTGGAAAAAGCGATGGGATTGGAAATCAATGCTCTCAGTATCTATAAGAAAGAAAACAACTTCTGGGATGACAGTAATCCAAATGGTATAGGCAGAGTGAAACTGCATAAACAAGATAATTATCTTGACCTAAGTATTCCAGAGCAGTATATACAGTATAAGATATTGCTTGCTAATAAGGACTTCATAGCATCCTCAATGGAAGAGCTTGAAGAAAGACCAAAGGCAACCTATCAGTTTGTGATTATCTCAGAAGGTGCAGAGGCACAGAAAAATCTCAGTAAGATGGACATCACAATGGAATGCTATACAGAATATGGTGCTGTGAAGAAAGACAAGAACACTCTTAAGACTATTATAGAGCAGCTTGAGAAGCGTCCTATCAGTCCTAATGTAGAACTTGGTTTCTTGCAGAATAAGGTTAATGAATATATTCAAGCAGACCCACGTAAGTTCTATACAGTGATTACAGATGAGTATTTGCCAGCAAAAGTACTTGTCAAGAGAGCAGTAGAAGCAGGACTTATAGGAACAAAGAACAATACTTACTATCTACGTAAGGATGGTTCTCCACTGTGTGAAATGAATGAGGAAAGTACCTTGAACAATGCAGCCAAGTATCTCAGTTCAATCAAGCATCAGGAGCTGAAATATATGTTGGAAGCACAGTTGAAGGAAGCAGAAGAAGAATAAATTTAATCATATATGGAGTTTAGGTAAGGAAACATAATTCCTTACCACTCCTTTCCAAAAACTATAAAGATATGTCAGTAGAAGAGATGGATAATATGTTTGATGTGTTATATAACAATATAACCTCAAACCAAGCACCAGGACTTAATGCCTATGAGAAGAGCATCTTTCTTACCAAGGCACAGGATGAAATTCTGAAGAACTACTTTAATCCAAAGAGCAAAGGCAACAATACCCAAGATGGCTTTGATGGTAGTGTCAAGAGGCAAGTGGACTTCTCCATGCTCACTACTGTAGCTACTACAAGTGCAACATACTATTCTTACACTCTTATAGCAGATAAGACAGACAAGGATGGTAACCCAGTATATTCAAGAACAAAGACAACCAGTTCTATACCTCAGTCTACCTACAGCTATACAGAAGCTTATGATTCTGAAGGCAATGTATTAAAAGATACCAAGGGAGATGTACTTTATGTGAAGAATGAAGGAACAGATGTTTCAGGCTTTGATAATTCATTGTTTGATACACGACCAAACAGCAAGAGTATAACTCTACCACCAAGGCTTATGTTTGCTATCAATGAAATGGTAGAGGTAAGTAGAAACAACAAGACTATACTTTTGCAGGTAGTGCCAGTTAAATTTGATGAATATTCAAGGTTGATGTGCAAGCCCTACAAGAGACCACTAAAATATCAAGCATGGAGACTTACAAACAATGATGTGGTAAACAAGGCAGATATAGTAGTAGGTCCTACAGACGTACTTACAAAGTATACCATCAGATATGTAAGGAGACCAAATCCAATCATAGTATCAAACCTTGATGGACTTTCCATTGAAGGTAAGGAAGATAAGATGGAGTGTGAGTTAGACCCAATACTTCATGAAGAGATACTTCAGAGAGCAGTAGAGCTTGCAAAGATAGCTTGGACAAATACAGGGCAGGATAACCTACAAGCAGTAATGCAGGCAGGACAGAGAAGTGAGTAATCATAAACAAAGAAGATATGACAGTAGAGGAGTTTTCAAATAGCTTTGATACAATGCTTAACAGCTATTCTCTCACTCCAAATTTTGGAGAAGAGACCTCAAAGCAAACCATAGCACTTGATGAATATGAAAAATCAGTGTTTTTGACTAAGGCACAAGAAGAGATAGTGCTTGGTCTATACAATGGTAAGAATCCTTATGGAGACATCTTTGAAGGAACAGAAGAGCTGAGGAGATACTTGTCAGACTTGACAGCAGAGAAGTTTCTAAAGCCAATAACAAATTCCTCAGGCACACCTCTTGGTCTTGAAAGCAAATCAAAGTTCTTTACTCTTCCAGAAGACCTATGGTTCATAACAATGGAATCAGTAGTAGTAGACAATGGTAAATGTGGTGCAGAAACCATAATGAAGGTATATCCAGTAAAGCAAGATGAATATCAAGTAATCAGAGACAATCCCTTCAGAGGAGCCAATGACAGAAGAGCCTTAAGGCTGGACTTGTCAGAAGGAAATGTAGAGATAATCTGTAAGTACTTAGTGTCAGTCTACTATATAAGGTACATAAAGAAAGTATCACCTATTATACTTATTGACTTGTCAGATGGTTTGTCAATAGAAGGACAGAGTAAAGCAAAAGACTGTATCTTGCATGAAGCTCTTCATCAGAAGATATTAGATAGGGCAGTACAGCTTGCATTGCAAAGTAAAGGATATAATATCAATAAATAATAGTTAAGGTCTACCAAGTAGACAATGTTTAATTAAATACATAAATAAAGATGAGTGTTTATAGTTTGAATCAGGTAAGGCACCTGTATGTAGCAAACAAGTCAGTAGAAGCAACAGCAGAACTGGCTAATATTGGAGATTTTAAGGTGAAGACCTGTAGTAACATTGAGAAAGAAGTATACTTTGAGGTACAGGGTCCAGACACAGTACTGAAGAGTGACTACATTCCAGTGAAGAACATCAATTATGTCAATGTCCTTAAAGCAGCTGCTATGGCAACACCTATGAAGAAGGTGAAGGTAGTATTGGATCCCACGGTTAATGGAGGCAATCCTATTGCAGGACAGGACTATGTACTTCGCATTAACTTCCATCAGTTCTTTGGTATGAGTGCTCAGGACCAGTATGTAAAGGATGCAGCAGTACATGCAAGGAAGGGTATGACAGCAGAGCAGTTCTATAAGGAGCTGGTAAAGGCACTTAACCTCAGTTTTTCACGTGAGGTAAGGGCTACTGCTACAAACAATCCCTACCTTAAGTTTACAGCCAATACAGACAGTATTGAGATTGAGGAGGTGCCACAGTCATGGACATTAGGTACAGAGGCACAGGAGCGAGTACTTTTTGATGTAATGCCTACTACAGTGTATGATGGTGTAGATGATTTGATATGGGGTACTGTGACTTCAGTAGCTTCTACTACCATGGTAGGTAATGGTAAAAAGATGGCAGACCTTGAGTACTTCCTTCTTGGTGAACGTGGAGACCAGTATAGGAAGGTAGGTTTCCCGAATGACATTGAGACCAAGGGTATGATAGACCCAAGTAAGGAGTATGATGTGATTGAGATTCACTATGCCTTTACAGACACAGGTGTAAATAGTTATAGGACAGAGAAGGACATTACCATTGCAGTGCCATCAGAAGGTGGCGAAACCTTTGTTGAGATTAACAAGATTATTACTGCTTTTAATACAGCTACAGGTCTTACTGTAAAGCCTCTTGCAAAGGCTGACGGTGAATAATTAGTCTTTTGTTTCATATATTATTATGGAGGGATTGGGGAATGTATCCCTGGTTCCTCTTTTTTGTTTTATTTAAAGAAAGTAAGATATGATACTATTTGACCAGTTAAGAATCTCAGATGATGGACAGAGACTGTATATCAATGCACATGTGAATAAAGCAGATTATTTTAAGAACAGGTATATAGACTCTGTGGTGATAATGACAGCAGATAAAGTGTCAGAAACAACACCAGGGACTCCAACCTCAGACTATATATATAAAAAGGAAATAGAGGGTAATGTAAAAGAATTAGATTTGGTACTAACTCCATTGGACTTTACAAAGTCATGGGAGACAGATCCAAAAGCAATGGCTTTTAATAGGGCAGACATGAGTAACACACTGTTCTTTGTATATATAAAATGTAAGGGAACACCAGGAGAATGTACTCCCTGTAGATTTGATGAAGAGACAACCCTTGGAGTAGTGTTTGATGAAAATGTTCTTTATCAGAGAGTGATGGACTATACCAAGGAGTTAGTAGTAGACTGTAGTATTCCTACAGAGTTTACAGATTTCATTCTACTGTGGAATGCTTTCAAGGCAGCTATAGAGACAGAGCATTATGTAGCAGCCATCAAGTTCTACAATAAACTGTTTGGTGTAGTAAGGAGTGGCTATAGCAATAATATAATAAAAACTTGTGGGTGCAATGGATGAAATATTGTTTGAAGCATTGTCTGAATATTTTCATGCCTTAGAGTTGAAAGGATATATGTCAAAGAGTCACAGCATGAAATTATTGGTGCTGAGTTTCTACAGAGACTTTGTATTCAAGGACTACAGAGGCATGTTGAGTAAGAGAGATTATTGTTTTATAGAGAAAGCATTGGACTGTATTTATGGAACAAGTTGTTTAATACCTTATCCAGATTATTTGAAAATGGGAAAGCTACATTTAGGAGAAATGACAGAGATGGCTCAGAGGTTGAAGACCCTTGAGAATACAGAAGTTGTAAAAGTAATACATGAAGCTGAGGCAGATACTCAGTCGGATGTTGTGGTTATGATGGAAGAAAGTTAAGTAGTTAAGGAGTTAAGAAGTTGGGAGTTAAGCCAAATGTTTTGTTATATTTAATATTTTATGAGTAAAAGTAAGGGCTTAACTTCTTAACTATTTAACTCCTTTTGCTTATGAAACTAAATTCTATATAAAATAGAGAAGAGATATGTTAGTAAAAGAGATTGTATATATGGTATTGGACTTGGCAAAGGCAAATACCACTGATGACTCCTTCTTTAATGAAGACCATGTGTTGTTCTTACTGAAGAAATATAGAAGCTTTCTGATAAAGAAAGAGCAGGAGAAGCTGAAGACATCTACAGATATAGCTTCAGAATTTGAGTATCAGCAGATATGTCTGAACTTAAAGAAAGTACCAGCAATGGATGGAAGTCCATGTACAGGAGGGTATTATCTTAGGACAGAAGAGAAGATACCAAAGCTTCTTGAAGGAAATATGCCAAGAGTATATCCTATGGACTTTTATCAAGGAATAAACATAAGTTATGTGCCAAGAGACAAGATGAGATATATAGGTACAAACAAGTTTTTGAGAAACATAATATATGTGTCATTAGGAACAGACTTACATCTATATCTTAAAAGTGTCAATCCTCAGTTTCTTAATCTTAGGAAATTAAGAATGAGTGCAATATTTGAGGACTTTGATGAGATAGAGAAATATAAATGTGAAGGGGATACTACAGTATGTGATGTAATGAAGAGGGAGTTTCCAATAAGGGATTATCTGGTACCAACTTTAACAGAGCTTGTAGTAAAGGAACTTGTAGGAAGCATGTATAAACCTGTAGACCAAGCTAATAATGCAAGTGATGATATGTCAAAGGTAGCAACAAAACAGAGTTAGAAATGGACTATAAGGAGTTTAGAGCTAAGCTTATAAAGACAGATGTTCCAAGGAAATCAAGAGTAAGAAATTCATGGGGAGTGTATGATGCCTATAAGCATATAAGAAAGAAAGGCTGGTATGATATAGGCAGACCTTTGAAAGAGCATGAGTTCTATAGTATTGTCAGAGGTGTAAATGACTTAATGGCTGAGGAAATAGTCAAGGGAAACATACTAAAGTTTCCACATAATATGGGGGAGCTTGAATTGAGGAAATACAAGCCAGAGGTGAAGATAGTAGATGGAAAGCTGAAAATAGGTTATCCTGTAAACTGGGACAAAACAATAAAGCTATGGTATGAGGATGAAGAAGCAAGGATAAACAAGACACTTCTAAGACATGAACCAAAATACATATACCACATAAAGTATAATAAATATCATGCCATGTATGAGAATCAAGTCTTTTATGAGTTTGAGGTAAACAGATTTATAAAGCGAGCATTAGTAGGAAGTATTAACAATGGTAAAACAGATACATTATGGTGACAGAGATACAATATACAAATATAAGGAGGGTGCTTGATGACTTAGTAGAGCATCCATTGCTGAAAAACTTGACACTTGAGCAAGTGATAAGACACACTCTTAGATTCATATCCCTGCATGGTTATCCAAGTCTATACCAAGACAAGATAGAAGAAGTAGAGATAAAAGACTTCAGAGGACTGTTGCCTTGTGACCTTGTTTCAATAATACAGGTAAAAGACCTTGATACAGGTATTTGTCTGAGAGCAATGACAGATAATTTCACAAGAGGTTTGGAACCTAAGCCAAGAGAAGACAGGAGACCTAAAGACTTGCTGAATAATGTACAACATGAGTATATACCACCAAGGAATGTATGTGTAGAAGAAATGTCATTCAAGACACAAGGTAGAGTGATATTCACATCCTTTCCAGTAGGAAGAATAGAAGTGGCATATAAAGCAATACCAGTAGATGAAGATGGTTTTCCATTGTTGATAGACAATGAGACATATCTGAATGCACTGGAGGCATATATCAAAGTAAAGGTGTTCACTGTAAAGTTTGATACAAACAATATATCAGCAGGAGTATTGAGCAATGCACAAACAGATTATGCTTGGGCAGCACATTTGCTACAGAGTGAGATGACAACACCATCAGTATCAGAGATGGAGAGTATTACAAGGTACCTTAATACCTTGATAAAGCCAGTGACACACTTTGACAATGGATTTAAGAACTTAGGAGATAGAGAATATAGGAGGAGATATTAATATGGCAAAGAAATATATTAATTGGAAAACAAAAGGCATGAACAGAGACATGTCAGTATCAGCCTTTAATCCAGAGTTTGCTTTTGAGAATCTTAACATAAGACTTGCTACCAATGAGGGTAATACAATGATGTCTTGGGTTAATGAGAGAGGACCAAAGAAACTAAGGCTTCGTGTAGATACCAAGCCTTGGGCTACAGAGGATTTTGTTGGTAGGTATGATAGTAATGTTGATGAAGAAACTAAGGAGATTACTGATGCAACGGTTATTAGAGGAATACCTATAGGAACTGCTGTACTTAATCATAAGTTAGTATTATTTACTGTCAATGATTATATCTATCTCTTTGAAAAATCAGATGATAAAGACTATGATCTTGAAGGCAAGGTTCTTTATTTTGGATCATTGGGATTTAGTCCTAATTATCCTATAGAGACCTTGGTGTCTTATGAGTCAGAGAATATTCAGAAAGTGTATTGGACAGATGGATTGAATCAGCCAAGAATAATCAATATAGCTTCAGCTATGAATTATAAGTTAGGCAAATATAATGATTCATCTTTTGACTTTGTGCCAGAGTTAGCTTTAAAGGAAACAGTATCAGTCAGTAAGATGTATGGTGCAGGAGAGTTTCCTCCTGGAGTGATACAGTATGCCTTTACTTATTATAACAAATATGGTCAGGAGAGTAATATATTTTACACAACACCCTTGCAGTATATCTCTTATATCAACAGAGCAGGAAGTCCAGAGGAAAAGGTAGCAAACTGCTTTAAGATTAAGGTAAACAATATAGACAAGAACTTTGATTATATGAGGATTTATTCAATCCTTAGGACATCAAAGGATGCTACACCTGTGGTTAAAAGGATACAGGACTTGGAGATACGAGAAGATGCTACATCTGTAACATATATAGATAATGGTACCAGTGGTGAGATAGTAGACCCTACAGAGCTGTTGTATAAAGGCGGTGAAGAGATTGTAGCTAAGACTATAGAGCAGAAAGATGAGACACTGTTTTTGGGAAATATTACAGTGAAGAGACCACCTCTTAGTATAAAGGAAAGATTGTTAGAGGAGAATGGGGTTACTGATACTAAATTTTTAGCAAATGATAATATCTCCTCATTAGCAGTAGATAGAGGATTTAAACGATCTTCTAAACCTCCTCTTACTTATTATAATACTCTTGATACTGACGATAATTATAAAGGAGCTTCTTGTTTTAAATCCAGAGAGTATTATAGACTTGGAGTACAGTTTCAATATAAAAATGGTAGATGGTCAGAGCCATGTTGGATAGGGGATAAACAATGTCTAGCCGTTCCTTCAGAGGAAACCAAAGCTGGAACAAGGTTAGATCCAACGGGGAGACAAATTATAAAAGTTCCAGAGTTTAAATATACTATGAAAGCTGTAAGAAAAACAGGTATTGGTAGTATATTTGAAAATCTACATGAACAAGGTTATAGAAAAGTAAGACCAGTATTTGCTATACCAAGGACACAAGATAGAACAATCTTATGTCAGGGAATAGGTTGTCCTACTATGTATAGAAAAGTAGACAGGGATAATAATCTGTATGCTGTCTCATCATGGTTATTTAGACCTGAAAATAGTGTAAATGGAATGAGCTTAGATTGGAATATACCAAATAAATCTTTTCCTGAAGATAAGGGTTATACAGGAGGTGGTATTGTTACATCGAATGATAGGCTTGTTTCACAATATACTAAACAATTTATTCAAGATTTAGTTAATATTAATTCTACAATAATTTCTCCCTATCTATCAAGTACGGAAGTTATGGGTACTTATAATGATAAAGACTCTTTCCGTGTAGATCCTTATTTCATAACTTTAAATTCTCCAGATATAGAATTTGATGATTTTATAGCTCATACAGATTTTAAAGGATATGGTTTAAGTACTGTTGGATATACTACATTTGATAAGACCTATGGAGATATAAGTATTCAAACATCAACTCCAACTATAGGTTCTAATTCTGCTGGATTTGTTCATAGGAGTATTGTAGCTCCAGGATGTGGTGCTCTTATTTCAGGATTGTTTTATAATGATCATATAGCAGATGATATAGATGCAGAAGGAAAATATGGAACTTATTGTTCTGACAATCCCCCTGTAGATTTTCCAGTATATATGTGGCATAAGAATGGTTCTTTGAATAATGATGTTGCAAGAGATAATAGGAGTGCTCAGCTATTAAAAAAGAGGATAAGTAATTATAGATTTGGTTCTAAGATTACGTATGCAAAGATTCAGTATGCTCCAATATTAGAAAATCCTGAGTATTCTGATATTCAGTTATTTAATTCTGATACTCTTTCTATTGTAAAAGTGAATTGGGAAGTATATCAGGGAAATGTTGATATTATGGTAATGCCAAGTGAACCTTCTCCTTACTATTTTGTAGGATGGCCGTGGAGAAAAAATGTAGATACAGACTATAAAACAAAATGTCAGCTTAAAATATCTCTTGAAAATCCTAATGATCTAAGTTCAAAGTGTGGTATATTTGAATTAAAGAAAGTTGATAATTCTTGGGTTTGGAGTATACCTCTACAAATAAGTAATCCTATTAAACCTACTATTACAGTTAATGGTAGTGATATTGGCGATCATGTAAAAAACATATCTTACTGGAGAGAAGGTGTTCAAATAAAATATAAATCCACTCCACATCTAGTAGCAAAGATTAGTGAAAGTGTTTATTCTTGGGAACCTTTTGTTTTAGGAGGGGTATTTTCTACTTTAATTGCTGGGCAATCTCCTATAATTGAAGTGTATAAGGAATATGATAAAGACATAATCTTTGGAGGTGCTTCAGATGAGGCATTGCAGGCAGCAACATGGATACCTTGTGGACCATCAGTGTTATTTGATGAGAATACTCAGAGTATAGATTTAAACTATAAATGGGGAGATACATATTTCCAGAGATATGAATGCTTAAAGACCTATCCTTTCAGTTCAGAGGATAAGAATCAGGTAGTAGATATAGCATCCTTTATGGTGGAGACAAGGGTGAATATAGATGGAAGGTATGATAAAAATAGAGGACAGGTAAGTAATCTGAATGTGACACCTCAGAACTTTAATCTTATAAATCCAGTGTACTCACAGATAGATAACTTCTTCTCATATAAGATAATGGATGAGGATAGCTATAAGAATACTGTATTTCCAAATACAGTGACTTGGACTAAGACTAAGCAGAATGGAGCAGATGTAGACTTGTGGACTAATATAACCTTAGCCAATACATTGGAGATGGATGGAAACAAAGGAAAGGTAAACAAGCTTATAAGGCTTAATAATCAGTTGCTTTCATTCCAAGACAGTGGTATATCACAGATACTGTATAATGAGAATACACAGATTTCCACCACAGAGGGAGTGCCTATTGAGATAGCAAACTCACAGAAGGTTCAAGGAAAGAGATATTACTCAGATACAGTAGGCTGTTCAAACAAGTGGTCTATGGTACAGACACCTTCAGGCATATACTTTATGGACAGCAATGAGAAAAGTATATATCTGTTTAATGGTCAGTTGAATAATTTGAGTACAGTAGGAGGCTTTAATGCTTGGGCTAAGCAGAATATTCCATCAGCAGAGATAGAATGGACAGCTAATATGTTTGATTCATTTGTAGCTTACTATGACAAGTTGAATCAAGATGTGTTATTCATTAATGGGGAAATAGCATTAGCTTATTCAGAGAAGTTCAACTGCTTCACTTCATTCTATGATTATGGTGGAACACCATTCTTTGTAAATCTTGATGATATAGGAATATGGATAAAGAACCTTAATCTGTGGCAACACCAAGCAGGAGAGTACTGTAATTTCTTTGGTGAAAATAAATCTTACTCCATGACTCTTGTAGCTAATCAAGAACCACAGATGGATAAGATGTTTACTAACTTGGAGTTCAGAGCTTGTGTAGAAGGTGAAGGAGTGTATGATGAAAATACAGGAAAGTTTAAGCCTGCCTTACCATTTGACACTGTAGAAGCATGGAATGAGTATCAGCATGGAATGCTTATTCTTAGTGATAAAGATGGTCATGACAGATTTACTCATGGAAATTCAGATGGCAATGCTTCACTTAACAGGAAGTTCAGAATGTGGAGGTGTGATATTCCGAGGGATAATGTAGAGGTAAACAAGATAAATGCTGCTACAGAGTCTTTGATGGGAATAAAGAGGTTTAAGGCAAGACCATTGGATAGGATAAGGAATCCTTGGGCATACATAAAGCTGACTAAGAATGTAGCAACAAGTAAGGTAGAGGTGCATGATATTATGGTGACGTATTTTGGGTAGACTGATAACAGGTAGGGATATGAGCCTCACTAAGCATTCTTGGGCCTTACTAAGCCTGAGGAGAATTTGAGGAACTTGATGGGCTTGAGAGCCTAGATAATAAGCCTTACTACGTCTTAGGTAAAGAGGTGAGGGAATCTTAGTGATTCTCTTACCTCTTTTTATAATATAGTTTAGGGTGAAACATTGAAGCCAGTAAAGAAGTATCTTTGTAAAAACATATATTAATATGAGAAAAAGAAATAAATTATATAGAGTGAACAAATGGAATCAACCATTGTTTGCTCAAGGTATAGATAGAGAGCATCAGAATATCTTTGATGGCTTGGATTTTAGCTACTTGAATAATGTTGATGCAGGAAGTTTGGGAAGTCTAAATAAAACAACAGACCCATCAAAAATAACAAGTTCGGAGATGTCAAGCTGGCTACCTAAGCAGGTAGATGTACCTGTAGGTAAAGTAGGTGGAGCAGGTAAAATAGGTAATGTTGTAGGTGCATTAGGTGGTGTTGTCGGTGGTGCTGCTAATAAAATTATAAGTGGAGGACTAAGTTCTGGCGCAGGTAATGCAGTGAGTGGTATAGGTAATACTGTTGGAAGTGCTATCAGTACAATTAATCCTTTGGTAGGAGGTATTGTATCAGCAGCTTCTGGCATTATTGGTGGAGGTATAAATGCTCTCTGGGGTATGAAGACAGACCAAAAGAAGCTTAGGGCAGCTAATGAGGGTACCAACTATTTAAATAGTTTTGTATCAGATGCTTCAACCTTTGATGATATACAAGGACCAAATGCTGTGGCTAATGTGCAGAATGCTTATAAAGGAGGAGTCTTTAAAAAAGGTAAGGCAAGAAGGAAGAATGCAGCCCTTAGAGCAGAAAGAACAAATGCAGAGTTATGGGCAAATAGAAGTGTAGATAACAATATTGATAATATAGCAGAGACACAAATGGATACAATGCTTGCAAACTATGCAGCTTTTGGAGGTCCACTTGGAGGAATGCCAAGCTTGGGTACAGGAGCTATAGATTATGGATTTATGTCAGATTATCTTGTAACAAAGAATAGAATGGCAGACATGAAAAACAAGATTACTGGAACTGTATTTGACAATATACCCTCAACACCTATAAATACCTTTGAGTCAGGTGGAGGTATTCATATTAAGAAGAGTCATAGAGGATTATTCACTAAAGAAGCTAAGGCACATGGTATGGGAGTACAAGAGTTTGCATCACATGTGTTAGCTAATAAAGATAAGTATTCACCTGAAGTGGTAAAGAGAGCTAACTTTGCAAGGAATGCTGCTAAGTTTGCTTTAGGTGGAGATATGCAGACAAATGGAGCAGACTTTACAGATGGTCTTACTATTATTGGTGCAGGAGGTTTACATGAAGAGAATCCTTATGATGGTGTGCAAGTAGGTATAAGCAGAGAAAATGGTCAGCCAAATCTTGTGGAAGAGGGAGAGACCATATTTGATGATTATGTGTTTAGTCAGAGGATAAAGGCAGATGCAAAGACAAAGAAGAAATTTCATGTAGGAAAGAAAACAGAAATAAGCTATGCAGACCTGTCAAAGAGACTTGAAAAAGAAAGTCTTGAGAGACCAAATGACCCAATATCACAGAATGGACTGAAAAAGCAGCTCCATGACCTTGCAGATGAGCAGGAGAGGCAGAAGGCAGATGATATTCAAGAAGCCTTTGAGCAGTTGTCACCAGAGCAGCAGCAGGCAATAATGCAGCAAGTAGCTATGCAGGAACAGCAAACTCAGGAAGCACAGCAAATGCAGAATGAAGAGCAGCTTCAGAATGCACAGCAGGAAGAGCAGCTTCAAGGACAGCAGAATAATGGTGAGCAGATGGAAGAAGAGCCTAATATGGAAGAAGGAAATATGGAACAGATAAATGCTTGTGGAGGAAAGATGAACAGATTTGATAATGGAGGAGATATGAAGAGGAAGATATACAACCTCTTGAAAACACCTACAGATAGAGAGTTTGACAAATGGGCAGAAAAGCATAATATAGGAAAGATAGATGATTGGGAAAATATACTAAAGAATAAGTCATTTATAGATGCTTTAGGAAAAGAGAATCCAATGTTGGGAGATGCTCTTTCAAGAGGATATGACTTTGGTGCTTATATTCCAACAAAGAATGGAAAGTTGACTTTTGACTTTACACATGGAGGTTGGGGAAAAGAAGACTATGATGCTTGGAATGGCAGTACAGATGCAGCTTGGAAAGAAGCTGTAAAGAAAGGACTTGTGAAGAAAGGCATGAAGTCAGAGGAAATAGGCAAAGCCTTAGCACAGACAGATGCTTATAAGAGAGGTTCTGACTGGTTAAAAGAAAAGGAGGAAAATAGACTGTTCTACTTGCAGCAGATACTTAACAGTAAGGATGCACCAGAGGCAGCAAAACAATATGCAGCAAGATATGTAGATAACAATGGTTGGCTGAAAGATGCGAAGAGGGATTATCAAACTATCTTTGAAGACCCTAATGGAACTGGTGTTAGAAACACTCATCCTGGAACATATTGGAAGACACCTAATGAGATGTTGAGAAATAAGATGTCAGGAAACTTTGTAGTGAATGATGATGGTACAGTAGATGAGATTATAGGAGATGTACCAGAGGGATGGAATGGTACAGGAAGTTATAAGTGGCAGGATGCTGATAGTGATTATGAGTATAACTACTATAAGAGACCAGTAGACTCAGTGGTTACTCCTGATAAGAAAGGTAAGGTAGAAGATGAAGAGTATGAGCCAATACATAAACCAACATGGGGAAGAACAGCAGGACTATTAGGACCAGTGATAGGTTTAGGAATGCAAGCTTTAGGTATAGGAAAACCAGACTATTCAGGAATGGATGCTGCATTAGAGATAACAAATGGAAGTCCAGCATTGGCACATGCCCAGTTTATTGGTAATCGTCTTAAGTATAGACCAATGGATATATGGTATGAGCAGAATAGGATGGATGCCAATAGTAGGGCTACAGACAGAGCTATTCTTAACAATGCTTCTCCAATGGGAACAAAGATGGCAGGATTGTTGGCAAATGGCTATAACAGTCAGATAGCAGATGGTGAGCTTTATAGAAAAGCCTTGGAGTATAATGATGCACAGAGGCAGAGAGTAGCAGAGTTTAACAGAGGTACAGATATGTACAATGCTAATGCTGCAAATCAAGTATCAGCTACCAATGCTCAGATAGCAAACAATAACAGACAGCTTAGAGCACAGATGAAGATGGATGCTGCAAGACAGAGAATGGCTGCTGATGCTGCTTGGAATCAAGGCATATATGGTAATGTGAATGGCTTGTTTGCAGGTTTGGGAGCCTGGGGTAAAGAGAATGCACAACATAATATGATTGCAGATATGGCTGCTGATGGACTGTTTGGAACAATGAGTGACAAGCAAAATATAGGTAAAAGCTATATAAGAAAGAAAAAGGCAGCATGTGGAGGTAAGATAAGTAGGAAAAAGAAAGGTTTAACATTTTAAAGAGTAGAAGATATGCCAGACTATTCATTTGTAGTTTCACCTTCATTCAATCCATTCAGTATGCAGGAAATGCTTGTACCATTTTCTGCATACAAGGATGCTTTTGAGAAGAGTGAAGAACAGTATGACACCTTATCACAAGGTGCAGATAAATTTAAATATCTCAGTGAGACATTGCCAGAGGGAAGTAAGGCAAGGCAGATATATGAAGGCTATGCCAATGACCTTAGAGCACAAGCGGAAGATCTTGCACATAATGGTCTTACTATGGGAAATAGGAGAGCTTTGACATCCTTGAAGAGAAGATACCAAGGAGAAATTGGTAGAATACTTCAAGCAGATGAGGCTATGAGAGAAGAAAAGAAGCTAAGGCAGAGTCTTGGGGCACAAGACACTTCACTGCTATATGCTAATGACAATCTAAACATAGATGACTTCTTGGATGGAAAGAATCCTAATCTATATAGGATTAGTGGTAATGAGCTGTATACAAGAGGAGCAGCTGCTGGTAAGGCAGCATCATCGAGGATATTTTCAGCAGGAGATGCTGGAAGTACACTGAATGGTTATTATAGAGACTATGTGCAGAAACTTGGATATAGTCCTGAGACCATAAGAAAGTTCTATAATGATATGTCTACAATACCAGAGTTACAGATGGCTGCTGATGCTATACTTGAGGAGAGAGGAGTAAATCAAAACCTCAGTGGGTATAATCTTAAGAGAGCAAGACAATCAGTTATTAATGGTATGATAGACGGTGCAGTATATCAGGAGAATCATAGTCCTCAGAGGGATTTGGGAGTGCTGACGCAAGCTGAAAGAACAGCAGATGCAAGACAGAGAGAACAGATGGAACTCTCAGCAGCTTCAAATGGCTTTGAAAGAGTAAATGGTAAATGGCAATATAATCCTGATGTAGATCCGTCATTGAAGAAAGCTATTGCAGTGGCAAGTATAAAAGCAGAGGCTTCTGGTAAAAATGGAAATAATAGAACATCAGCTTATAATACAAGAAATAAGCAAGTGACAATGGTAGGAGCAAAGACAGGAACAAAGTATAAAGACAGCAATGATGAAAATAGTGCTGGTACTCCTATTGAAGATTTGAGTACAGCAAGAGCTTTGTCTGAGCAGGAGTTTAATACTCTTGTAGATGCTAATGGTAATATTAGAAATCCATATCTTAGAAATGCAATAGGTAATGGGGACCTTTCTGACTATGAGATATATGTAATTCCTGCTGGAGCAGATGCAGAGACACATTGGTGGAGACCAAATGAAACAACAGAAGAAGATGTGTATATAGCAATACCCCGAGATTCTAAGAGAGCTGCAACAGATGGTAGTGGTTCTAGTAGTACTGGAAGTTCTAATGGAGGAGATAATGACATACCATCTTAATATATTAAGGGGCAGATTATTTTCTGCCCCTTTTCATAGAGATTAAAGACCTAAATCAATAGTTTCCCATTCATTAATGTCTTTATCATAGAGATAAAGTTTATTATTAGACATCTTACCTATTTTTAAATTATTCTTTCTTGCTGATATTTCAGAAGAAGTAAGTTCTCCAAGTTGAGACAGAAACCTTACAGAAGTTTCTTTACCAGAATTATCTATGAATACACATAGTTTAAAAGGCTCTCCAGTTGAATTATTAGTGTAACCTCTTACTTGCATTTTTGGACCATATTCTCTTGCAAAATCAAGAAGTGACCATGACTGAATAAACAAAGAAGGTTGTTCAGTTGTTCCCACATCATCAATAATTACACCATTACCATCACCTTTATGATAGTATTTCCAAATAAGGTAAACAACACATCCTAATATTAATGGGATTGTTACTAACCACCCAATAAATGGTTCCCAAAAATGATGACCTCTTTCATCTGCTATAGCAATTAATACAATACTTGCATAGATTGTATATCCGATAATGTAAGGTAAATATTTTCTCATTGTGAATTAATTTTAGTTGTGATTAAAATGTTTATAATGCAAAAATAACAATTTTCTTTAATAGCTACAAACAAATTTAACAAAAAAGAGCAGTATTCTAAAAATACTACTCCTTAATGTATTAACGATTGCTTGGAGAATTTTCAAATACTTTGAAAATGGCATCATCTTCACTCATCTTTTGCATTTGCTCCCAGTCTTTAAAGAAAGGGAATACATATTTAAACATGTTTCTTTTATATTTATTCTCACCTTTATAGTCTCCAGACTTAATTTCAGTAAATACATCTCCATTAGTAAGACCATAGAAAGCATATAAAAAACCATTTATGGTATTTAAAGATGCCATTGGAGAATTAATTGTAGTAAGAATACTTGAAGCTGCTTGAGGAACAGGCATTGATGCTTCTGTGTCAAGTAATGCTCTCTTAGTTTGATAAATCCAAAACCTACGCCAAGCTTCTTTTTTATGGTCTTCTGGTGCTCCAAGACTGAAGCTAAGTCCCAGTAGACAAGCAAACATTAACATTTCTGACCTAACTCTCTTAACATTGTATTTTTGCATTTCATCGAGATTATGCCACTGTGCTTCTGACCTAAGCATGAAGGTATAGAAATCTTTCATGAACATACCTATAGCTTTTGCATGTTGTTTTCTATTCCAAGTATCCTTAGTATCATCATTAGCAAGTCCTTTCCAAAGACTAACCCAATAACCTTCTTTATCCATACCAAGAGAAGCATCAAAATGACGTGCTCTGAATCTTCGTGAATAATGTTCTACCATCCATTGACGGAAGTTCATTATACCTCGTCCCCACCATTTTTGATGAATGATACCTTTATCTTCATCATTCATTGCGCCATGAGTAGATTGATTAACATAACGAAGCTTTTTTCTTATCTTATCAATAAAATCATTAGTAATAACATTACCATCCAAATCTGTTACTCCTGCTTTTAAATGTAATTCTGAATTACCGTCCTGCTTATCAGTAACTTCAAAAGCATCATATAAACTTATTTTTTTTCCATCAAGCAATACCTTCTGCTTATGCAGGAGAGAATACATATTGACATAATGGATAAGATATTCACCAGAAGAATAGCCTATGAATGAACAGTCATGAGAAACAAGTTGCCTGAACATACTTGAATAGTATTTAGTATGACTCTTCTGAGAAAAATTCTCCTGCATAGGATCAAACAGTTCTCTCATAAGAACACCTTTATGATTGACATTATTAGTAAGGAGTTCTGCTAATTCTCCCCCAACACCAGCACTTCCAAATAATTTAAAATGTGCCCAAGCATAATCTTTAAATCCATAGAACTCACCAGCACCAGCTTCAACAAGCATCTGAAACTCACCCATAAGATAGTTGGCAACAGCACCTTTAACATTTGTTGCAAGTCCCTTGAATGAAGAATAGGCAATAATATTACCAAAAATCTTTGACCATGTTTTATTCTCATTAGGGTCTCTTGATTGTCCATAGATATGCTGAGAAATAAAGCCCTCAATAATAGATTGAGTATTAGTATTTACAGCTCTTTTCCAAAGGTCTTTGAATACTCGTATTTCACCATTTTGTACAACATCAGCTTGAGATTTAACATCTTTGCCTGCTTGTGTTTTTACAAAATTACCAATAAACTCCACTACATCTACTACCTGACTCATAGCATCATAATTGACTGCTGTACCAGCAAGAGCTTGTATTCCAGAGGAAAAGTTTTTCAAAAGCTCTCCTTGTTCTACCTTGTTAATGTAGAATATAGGTATTTGTCGAAGAGGTGTATCATCAAAAGCTCCTTGTGTGATGCGATAATCATCACCATCAATGATACCATTTGTATTATAGTTTTCATCATCCTCTCTTACTTTATAAAGATTTTGTGCTTTATTTCTAATTGCCTTACCTACATCTTTAATGTCTTTTGCATCATGTAAAGCATCAAGAAAGTTTCGTCTAACCTGAGGAGGAAGATATTGGTGCTGCGCATAGGTAGGAAGAAGAGAACCTATTTCTCCTTTAAGCTGCATCATGGTATTATAATACTCTATTTGCTCTGGAGACCAGTCTTTTTGAAAATCATGTTGTTTACGATAGTTGCTATTAGGGACTCTTTCTGTTCTACCATTAGTTTTATCTACAACACGTTCTTCAGTATTTTGATCTTCCCAATCTTCAATAGCTTGTTTTAAATCAAAGCCACGAAGTTTCTGCACATAAAGAGATTTTATTTTAGCTTGTCTTGTAGTTTTGTAGAGTCCCCAATCAATATCACTGACAATATGTTTTTCATCCTCATACATGAACTCAGAGTTGAATCCAGCCTTATAAAGTTTGTCTGTAGCTCTACGTATTCTAAGTGAGATTTCATTAATCTGCTTATCACGAGAATCTTGAGCATTATGAATAATAGAACCAGTAGCTGCAATTACAGGATTTGAAGCCCTACCCATACTATACAAATAATTCATATAAGAAGAGTCAGCAGCAGCCATTCTTACAGCATTAATAATAGATTGGCCGTCTGGGGCTGTATTACCTACAATCTGTAACATAATATTGGTCATAGTACCTTCAGTAAGGTCATCTATTGCCTTATCTTTTTTATCAAAAAATTCTTTCAAATCCTTAGCAGACTTTCTGATATTATCAATATCATTTTGACTAATAGATTCATCAATAATCAGGTTTTCGTCTGCAAGAGCAGAAACCAAAGTATAGTATTGATCTTTAAGAGATTTAATGTCTTGTAAAATCTTGGCTGTACCAAAAGCCTTTTCAAGTTCAGTTCCAGTTTGAGGAAGGTTTTGAAGCATATTGTCAATGCTTGAGATTTGTACAGAAGCTTCTCCAAGAAAGTTAAGTACTCCTGAATAATATTTCTTACAAGCAAGTTCTTTCATCAACCTGTTAAGTATAATTTCAAGCCTTCTACCTTCAATATTATTACCCTTTTCTTTCTCTAATTGTCTAATCTGTCTTTGAAGAGTTACAACAGCATCGGCAGCAGCATCAGAGAGAGTTTTGATTTTTTTAGTAGCTCGATGAATTTCATTAACCTCTATATTATACTTTTTGTTAAGACTATGAATTTCCTGTTTAATATCTTGTTCTATACTATATGCAGCAGTGTTAACCCATATTCCCTTAATCTGAGTAGCAAGTGCATCAAGATCTATTCCTTGAAATTTTTGAGCATCATTTACTGCCCTTATTAGCAATGTTTTCTGTGAATTAGATAAATTAACGGAACCATGATTTATGTCACTAAGAGCCTGTGCAGCATCTTCAATTGTGCCAAAAGCATTGATTAGATTTTGTATATGACGGGAATTTGAATTTAATGAAAAAAGAAGCAAAGCATCTTTTTTATAAATGTTACTAATATTTAGTTTACTTACATTTTTTAAATACTTAACTAAATCTGTATTAAGAGGATTAAGCACACTTTGCAGTTCCTTAGATACAGAAGTAATGTCTACACCTATAGCATTAAACACCTGTTTATAAATGTCCCATGCTTTAAGACTATCCTTAACTGTATCAGTATAGGTATGAGTTCTGGAGTTCTTTTCTGCAACAATAATATTATAGATGTCACCATGCTGAACAACAGTAGCAACAAGTCCTTTGTGATTATTATTAAAATCATCTGCTTTTCTTAAAGCGTCTTCTGCATTAGTAAAATCTATTCTTTTACCATTTGTATCTACAGCTCCAATTTGTATTTCAGCAGAAGATAGATTTGCTACCTCTGCTTCTATAGCTCCATAGTCAAGGAATTTCAGTAAATCCTCTGCATTATGCTGTCCTTGACTGTTTCTCTGATAACCTGCTTGGTCCATTCTACTAGCAATATTAGAGTTAGGCATATTATAATAAGCATAAAACCAATTGGCAAGAGGACGATCTGGAAGTTTCTTCAATAACTTCTTATACAATCTTGATTCTTCTCCATTAGGAGCATCAGGATATAAAATACATGAACTATTATTACTCATAATGTAAACAGTTTATATGATAAATATTTTGTTAAAAATTATTCGTAAGCTGACATATCCAACAGAACTTCAAGCTTAGAAGCTACCTCTGTCATCATATCCTGTATAATGTCCAAATCAGGAATTCTATCTTCATGTCCTTTTCTCCATGTCACTGTCAATATTCCCAGGTCTTCATTCTTTGAAGTCTTCATAGCTCTCATACCAAGGGCAGTACAATTAGTTTCCTTAAGGATATGTGCATAGCCAGAATCAATCTCTGCCACTTCATCCATAGATGTGAACCATTTGAACTTAGTCTTCAGTATGTGTCCTATGATTGGGAATATATTAGTAGGAATACATTGAAAGTCCTTGTAGTTAAAAGTAATTCCCTCAGCAGTGTTAATAGAAGGGAAACTTTCATCATAGAATCTCTTATGATAACCTCCAATATATTTCTCTGTATTGTGCATAAGCTCAATAGTCACTACATCACAGTTGAGTGACTTTCTTAGGTGGTCAGTAAGAGCATTGGCTTCTTCCTCAATTCTTGATGTCTGTGCATAGCACTCTTTATTTTTAAGCTTGTCTTGTTTTTTCTGTTGCTGTATAGCGATTGACACTGCTGCCATAATCCTTCTTTGTGCATATATGGAATACACAATCATAGCAAGTCCTACAACTACAGCAATAGAGATAGGATTAGGTTTCATGGCTATAGTAACAACCCAGTCATAAAGGTCATCACGTAAGAACAGCTTACCAAAGAAAAGAGCACCAAGGGCACAGAGAATGATTTTAAAAAACACAGTCACAGAATGGTCATTGACATCATTCAATTTGCTGAATCCTCCTAAGAAATTAGCAAAGGACTGTATGAGTGTGGAAATTTTGTCTAACATTATATTATCTATTAATCAATTTTCTATATGTACAAAGGTAGACATTAAGGATTAGTGTAAGAACAGCTTAAATAAAACACTTAAAAAGTATATGTTTTTTAGTAGATACTATGCAACAAATTGAATTATCTTACGTTATACTAATAAAACTCAGTAGCATGCAATATTCATTATATGACTTATACAAGAACTGTTCATTAGATCTCTATGATATAAGGAAGCATTTTCTTGATAAATTCTATTATCAAGACCATAGTAGAAATAAAGCAAGAGATGTAATGAGGATTGTTGTGTCTTCTTCAAAAATAGCGAAACTTCTTAAAACATCTATAACCAAGAACATAGTTCCTAACTATATAGATTTTCTTTCTGTTATATGCAGTATGTGGAGATTTATGTTTAGGTCAAATGACACACAGATATTGGCTTCAATATGTGCAGCATTAAGATGGGATATAGAAGTTAACTCAAAACTGAATCTTCTCACTCAAGAAGAATTGAAGTCAGAAGTTATAAAGATATTCAAGAAATATAATGTCTATAAGGAAATGACAGAAGAAGAGTTTAAATCTGTTTCTTCTTATAGAGACTTCAATGTTGCCTCTGACTCCAAGAAAAATAACAGGCATTCTTCAAACACATGGAGCTTGATAGCTTTTATAAAAGAGTATGGTCCAAGGATGCAAGTGGGAGAATTTACTAATCATGAGACTGGTGAAATATTTAAGAGTTGTGTATTCACACAAGAAGATGGGACAAAGACCTTCGTAGCATTTTCATCTAAATTAGGTGTGCTTACTGAAAGAGAGATAGCAGATATGAAAGAAGACTTAGCTGTTATCAAATCAAAGGCAGGGCATTACAGTCTTATAAAAGGAAGAAGAAAGGCTTGGAAGGATGTGGATATATAATCCTTCTAAGCTTTTCTTATATAATATTAAATTTATTTTTCTCAGTTCTTTGCAGAGTCTTCGCATAAGGAGTACATTCCAGAATCAAGCTGTACTACTATTAAAGATTTCTTTCTTTCTACAATCTCTTTAGGAGTTAATACTCCTAATTTAGAACTGAATGCAACAAAGGTTTTAGTGTTGTCTTTGGTGAAGATACAGTTTTTAAATGTTTTTTGAGTTTCAGAATTAATAAATTCTCCTACTTGCATTTTACCAAACTCTCTTGCGAAATTCCTTGTTTGCACTTGAGTCAAGGAATTTGTGCGCCTCATTTTAATTATACCGATTTTTAGTTGCCTTTTGCGGAGATATTTATTTTTGTTTTATAGAGGAAAGGTATAAAGATTTGTGAGGATAAACAAGGGATTAAAGGGAAAAAGATTAATATGTGAGCCTTATTAAGCCTCATTATACCTTTTTGTGCTTTTAGGTAGATTTAGTATGTAAAGTAGGTGATGTAGGTGAGGTAAGTTTTGCAAAATTTTTTATCTTCTTATTTATGAAGGACTTAGTAAGTTAATAAGCTAGGATAATAGAAGTGCTAAATAAGGTTGGGACATCTAAGCAGTTTATTAAATTTGCAGATAGAACTTAAATAAAGAGATTATGCCAGAAAATAAATTACAAGGATTGAAGGGTTTACAAGGATTAAAAGGTCTTTCAAAAGCACAATATGATAGTTTTATAGAAAAGAATAGAGACTTAATTTCACAGCATGGATATGATCCTACATATATTAATAATCTTTATTCAAATAAGCAGTTTATTGATAGGTATGGTATTGAGAAATTCAAGACTATACCTAATATAGATATGCGTAATGAAATGTATAAGGATGATGTAGTAAATACAGAGTTTAATAAACTATATAGTCCATTTGATGTAGATGGTGTAAGAAACAATAATAGAGGACTTGGGGCAGATTTTGAGAAATATAATCAACTCTCAACAGATGCCAAGTTAAAACTAATGGAGAGTGATTATTTGACTCCTTCTGAGTTTGAGACTCAGTGGAAGAAAGATGTCAATGCCTTTGCACAAACAAATAAAAAAAGAAATAATATTGGAGGATTTACTAGATTTATGAGAGATTTGGCAGGAATGTCAAATCCCACTGGAGGTATGCTTCAGAATATAGATAACTCCAATAATATATTAGATAATGAAGCATTAAAGCAGAAAAGGAAAGAGTATAATGATAAAATACTACAAAGAATATATAATGATGATGTAGATAATGCTGCAAGTAGATTTGCATCACAGGTAGCTGATGCTTATTATAGTTCAGATATAGCAGCGATGAGTGACAGTCAGGTGAAAGAAGCTTTTGTACAAGCTATCAATGGTAATCCAAGGAAGGGAGATTTAGGTATTCCTGAGTTAGCATCACATTATGGAAATGGTACTGAAAGTCAAATAACATCGGAGATGCAAGATTTTAGTATTGATGACATGAGACAGGTACTTGCAAAGAAAAGAGTTTATGATGCCTATATGTCACCAGATATGGCAATGACAGCATTGAATAATGATGCAAAAAGATATATCAAAGACCATCAAGGAAGTATGAAGAGATTTGGATTATTTCTGAAAGATGTAGGTATCTCTTCAATGAGTTATACAGCAGATAAACTGAATGGTATAGCAGAACTTTATAGAGCAGGACAAGATGTTTGGGCAGAGAAACCTATTGTGATGGTAGATGATAGGGGAAATGTTCTTGACCCTAAGAAGATAAGAGTTGTAAGTGACAAGCAGGGAAGATTGCATTATCAAGACAAAGATGGACAGCTGCATTCAATACATCAAGAGCAAGTAGACTATACCACATTACATAATATGGGAAAGAATCCTGATGGTAGTGATATAGAAGGAGCTTTTGGTGTAGATTGGATGACACTGAATCCGCAATATTGGACAAGGGCAGAGCAATATGGAACTCTTGATGAGAATGAGCAAAAGCAATATGAGAAGTTAGGAAGCAGTCCTTATAAGGTAGTATATAATCCTAATGAAGATAGTGATATAATGTATGAGGCATTCAAGATGATGAGTTTTGGTATTGCAGATGCAGCATCACAACTTATACCTTATGGTGTAGGAATGTTAGGAAAGTCATTAAGTACAGCAAATAAAGTAGGTAAGGTTGCAAAAGGTTTTGGTAAGGTGCTTGATACTACAGGAAAAATGCTTACAGCAGAAACCAAAGTAGGACAAGTAGCACAAGGTACAGCAGGTGCTCTTGGTATTGCCTATGCTTATGGTAGAGGAGCATTTCAAGAGACACTGCAACAGAATCTTGCAAATGCAGAGGAAGCAGTACAAACAGCAAGTAGAAATGACATCTATAACCAATATAATAGTGATAAGGACTATAAGTCAGGTGTAGATAAACTTATCAATGCAAGAGCTGCAAGTCTGAAGGCTGACTATCTGGCTAAAATGCAGAAAGATAGTAACATGAGAGTGACAGATGAAAATACCCTTAATAAGATGATTCATGCAAGGGCACAGGAAGCTGTGCTTGGAGAACTTGTACAGAATAGAGTTAAAGAAAGAATGGCATCAAAGGAATATGCAAATTTACAGCAGAAAGCCATTGATAGTGCAGGAGATGCAGCTTTCAACTCATTTTTGACAGAAGGAATAAAGTATGGATTTGTAAATAACTTTGGATATAGGAAATACTTATACACTAATCCTGCTGGATTGTCAAAGAAAGTATCTTCTACATTTAAAGGATTGGGAGAAATTACAACAAAAGAAGGCAGACAGAGATTGACAACTGGAGCAAGTAAGTTCCTTACAAGAGGTCAGAAGCTGAAGGAGTTTAGTAAGACATTAGGGTCACAGGCATGGGGAGGAGCATGGACTAATGGCACTGATGACATGCAAGTAGATGCAGCAGAAAGAATCAATGAAGATAGTTTTAAGAGATACCTTGATGCCTATCAGAATGGAGAAGCCATAGCAAATACTTATGGTTTTGCAGATGGACTGTATTCATACATAAAGGGACTAAGTAACTCAATGGGTCAAGAAACCACATTGAATGCAGCATTGGTTGGAGGTCTGGGAAGTGTAGTGAATTTTACTCCTAACTTTGCAAATATAGCAAGACTTGCTACAAAGGAAGGTAGGGATGCTTACAATAATAACTTTACAAAAAGAATTGTTAGAGATGAGAATGGAATACCAGTGAAGAATGAAGATGGTTCTATTAAATATGAAGATCTTAAAAGAAAAGATAACTGGAGAGAAAGAGCAAACTACTTCATTCAGAATGGTGTGCTAAATACCTATTATGGAAAAAAACAGAGTGAAAGAGACTTACAGAGTCATGCAGATTATGTTAATGATTTATTGGATAGTTATAATGACTTTAAGGATATAGAGGGACTTGTAGCATCAAATGTGGCTTCAGAAAACTTAGAGAGTCAAGGAGATGTAAAGACATTGCAGTTTATAAAAGCACTTCATTCCATTAATGCTTTGAATAGGTTAGGAGAGAACTCTAATGACCCAACTACACTATCATCGGTAGTACAGAATGCAAAGAACTTTATTGCTAAGGCTTCACAGCTTAATAGTGAGAATGAAAAAAGTCCATTTAATGAAAAAGAGATAAATAATCTTCTTTCACAATACTATGCTGCAAACCCAGACTTAGATCAAAGTGAGTATAATTCACAGAAAGCATTATACACCATTGCACAGAATGCACAGAAGCTGCAAGAAGCATCGGAAGCCTTTGACAAGGCAGAGGATGAGATTCAAAAGATAGAGAGAAATAGAGGTGAAGCTATAGATCCAGAGGTGAGAACCAAGATGAAAATTCAACAGGCACTCAATGGACACTGGGAAGAAAGAAAGCAGAAGATGCAGTCTGAGATAGATGATGCTTCAGTAAATGAACAAACACATGATGCAAATACAATTATAGCAAGTGTTGGAGGTATAGACAATGCCAAGGCACTTATTAAAGTCTATGATAAGCAGAAAACAGAGATAGAAAAAGAACTTACAGAACAACAGAAAAGAACAAAAACTTTTGATGAAGAATATAGAAAAGCAACAGAAGAATTGAACACTGCAAGAAGTAATGAGGATAGTGATGCAGTGCTTAAAGCAGAAAAGAAGCAAAGAGAGATTAAAGCAAGGCTTGATTCATCAAAGGAGCAAGAGAGTTATCTTGAAAGACTTGTTTCAATGACTGAAGACAAGAAGAAATCTTTGGAAGAGAACTTTACAGATGTTAGTGCAAAGATACTAACTGCTAATGAAATATTTGCACTTGACCCAGTGACAAGGGCAAAAATGATGAATAAAGATAATAGAGAACTGTATAGTAAAAAACAGCAAAGAGAAATAGAGAAACTTGAGCAGAGGCTTATTATGAGAGATGCTGATGCTCTTCAGAAAATACAAGACATAGCACTGTTGACACAAAGAATAGATTCTAATAAGGATGCTTATAGTAGAATGGCACAAAATCCAGAAGCAGCAGCTGTTTCCTTGGAGGCTCAAAGATTACAGTCAGCTGAAGCTGCATATAAACTGATAGGTCAGAGGAATGCAGAGACTGTTGCAGACTTTATCAATAAATTTGATGAAGGACTAAAGAACCGTTCTGATATATCTGAAGATAGTAAGAAGAACTATGTATTCAGAACATTAAGAAAACTCAATACAGGACTGCTTGATATTATAGATGAAGACTCCATGCTTCCTAAATATCAACAGCAAGTAGTTGATGCAAAGGAATGGGGTAAAGTTGTTGAGGATGTTGCTTCTGTAATTAGTCAATCAGACAAGGGAGAAGATTGGCAAAATAGTATACTAAAGAATATAGACACAATAGTAGAAAGTGCTAACAATAAGGAAGAAATTATGTCAGCTCTTGAGAAAGTCATAGATGATACAGAAGGTTCAGAATCATCAAAAGACTTTGAATATATCCTTGATGGTATGAGGAAGTTAGGTTACTTGAGAGATGCTACTATTATTGAGAATAGAAAGCAAAGGAAAGAACGTGAAGCAGAGGAAGCAAAGAAGAAGGAAGAGGAAAAGAAGAAAGTAGATGAAGCTGCAAAGAATGCTGCTGAGAAGAAGGTTGCTGAGGAGAAAGAAAAGCAAGAGGATATTGATAAGATTCCTGGTAAAAACGATACTTTAAATAGTACAGAAGATGTGGACCTATTTATAGGTGAAGAATCTTCTGAAGAACCTCAAAAAGACAAGATAGATAATGAGAAAAGTGTTACAGTGCAGAATACTGCAATGCAAGATGCTACAACACCTATGACTCAGAATGTGAAGACTATCTTGAGTGATGGGTCTGGGGATATGAGTGTTACAGCAGGAGAGATGTGGTATGGTACTGGAGACAATGCTAAGAAGGGTAAGTTCACTATGACAAAAATGGAGGGTGAAATATCCTTTGATACAAATGAGAAGCATGATGTACTGAGTATTGCATCAGATGAGTATGAGGTGACTCCTGAGACAAGTGAGCATGAGGAAAATGCTGTGTTTGAAGCAAGTTCTATGAAGAAAAAGGGTGATGATTGGTATTTTGTAGGTAACTTTGTAGGAACCAATAAAACAACAGAAGTGAAAGCAAAGAAATCTTTTGACATAGAAAAAGCTATAGAAAGACAGCAGAAAGCCAGAGAAACAGAACTTGCAGCCAAGGGAACAGATGTTGGTAATGTGAACATTATTGACAATGGTGACAGTGTTCAAGGAGTGTCAGCAAGTCTTGATGAACAAATCAATAACACTGATCCTAATGGTAAGGAAGTGCATGTGTCAGAGACAAATGTAGATGCTGATGATTTGAATGGTACAGGAGAACATAACATAGAAGCAAATGTGACTACTCTTAGTGGTAATGCAATGAGTAGATATGAGCCTGATCCATTAGTGAAGGATGGTAAACTTGTTAATAAAAAAGGCAAGGATGATAGAAAGCAGATGGATGAATATTATGCTTGGATGGATGCTGCTGGAATAAAATTGCAGAATATCATAGACCAAGAGCTTGGAAAAATACTTAGGAGAAATCCTAATGCCAAGGTGAAGTTTATGTCAGTAAGACCTGAGAGTAATGCAACCAATGATAGTGCTATGCAGAAACACTATATGCTTGTATTGGACTATGATAATAGTATCAATAAGGGAATTACTGCAATACATAATGACAAGAATGGTGGTGTGATAGAGAGCAATGGCAAGAAGTATCTTGTGATAGGTGTAGCTGGATTTGCAAAAAAGAACTTTGCACAAAAGTCATTGTATGATGTGCTTACAAATCCTATAGCTCCTAATTATAAGAACAGTACTGGAGAACCTTTAGGATTGTTGATAAAGCCTAAAAAGGAGTTCTTTGAGACACATCCTAATGAAAGATTCTATGTGAATGAAAATCTTAGTACTGAGATAGTACCATATACATTGATACCAGGGTATATTGTTAAGCAAGGATTGAATGACAGTAATACAGAGTTCAGGAGTGTAAGAGAACTACTTGCTGACAAGGAGAGAAATCCTATGGGATATGATATGCAGAGTGTAGCATGGGGAATACAAGAGTTGACAAAGTTCTTGACTGTAGGAACTTCTGTAGACAATGTGATGGTTCCAAGGAATACTATAAGGAATGCAGGAAGTGCTTTTGTGTTTATACCAGCAGGTAATGGAAAACTGATACCTTCATACTTGAAAGTACTAAAGTATAATGAAATGAAAGATGGAGTACTGAAGGATAAGGTAGAGAGATTGTTACAAGATGTTGTAGCCCCAGACTATGTAAAAAGGTATCAAGCAGTAATGGACTTGTGCAATATTTTCTACTTTGACAAGGATGGAGATAACATATTGCTTAAGAAAACCAAGGCAGAAGTATCATTGGTACATGATGGAAAGGTACAAAAGACATTTACCCTTGACAGTAACTTTGACAGAATGGAGTTTATGAAGGCTATAGAAGATATGAATCCAAGAGTGAACATTACTGCAAGAGTGCTACAAAGTCAGAAGTTGCTGAAAGAATATGATGAGGCAGGAGCACTGATGACAGATATAGCAATGTTTGGTACAGCAGGAAGTTCATATAGTATCTATGGACTGGATGGTGAAGGTAATATGTTAAAGCCAAAACAGATAGTGAATGAAACTCCTAAGGCTGTCAAAAATAGTGACTTTAAGAATGAGAATAAGAGTCAGGTGATATACAAGCATCAATACTACACTCGTAGAGAGGATGATGGAATGTACTATCTTAATGGAGAACCTGTCACTGATGAAAGGATGGTAAAACAGTTGGATTATAACAAGATGATTATAGACAATCAGCTTAGTCCTATCAAGAGTGAAGGAGTATGGGAATACTTTATCTTGAAAGAGGGAGAACATCCAGAGGCTATAAAGGTGAATAGAAATACCAAGGTAGTAAAGGAAGTAAGTGAAGATACTATTAAGGAGATAATACAGAAGATAGAGGAAGAGACAGCCAAGAAGCAGAGGGAAACTGAAGCACAGAAGCAGTTGAAAACCTTGAGTCTTCATGATGTAGAGATGGACCTTACAGGAGATTCTGGAACAACAGAGTTTATGATGGATCCTGAGACTGGAGAAATGATTGCTGTTAATACTGTTGATGAAACTCCTACTACTAAAGAAGAGAAGAAAGCAGAGGAAAAGACAGAAGAAGTGAAGAAGGAGTCAGAGAAAAAGAAAGAAGGTAAAAGGATTCCTATTACTAAGGATGCTTCATCAACACAGACCTTTGCAGAGCTTTATGGAAAGAAGGTTTATAGGATGAGTATATTGAAGTTAATTAAAGGTAAATGGAAAGAAGCACCATCTGTTCCTGCACAGCTTGAGAAGTTCTTAAGAGATAAAGATGTGGAGGTAGACAGTATTGGAACATCAAAGGATGATATAGATGCTTGGATGAAGACAATAGAAGATTGTAGATAAGATAGATTGATATAAGAAGGTATATTGAGGTGAAGGATTTATTAGCCTTGATATACCTTTTTATTTGTTATTAGAACTTTATTTACATTATATGAATGGTTTTATTAGTTGCTTAAAATACAGGGAAAGAGTTTTTACATTTGCATAAAATAAAATCATTAAGTATGAATAAAGGAAATTACTTTAGTGAAGCTGCTATGAAGGATATTCCTAAGAAGAAGCTGAAGCTTGAGATTAGGGATGGTTCTGTGACAGAGAAGAAAATAGCTAATAATGCTGTAACTACAGATAAGATAAAGAATGGTGCTGTAACTTATGAAAAGCTGTCTGAAGGAATTACTTCAGATATAAAGAATGATGTTGTTGAGAGCACCTATGAGAAGATGAAAGAGAAGTTTCTACCGTTGACAGGTGGAACTATAGAAGGTGAAGATGAAACTACAGGAAAAGCAATTGTAGCAATAGGATATCCATTTCAGACAATACTGAAAGGGGGAAATATTGTGGTTAAGAAGGTATCTCGTCGACGGCCTAATCTTGGAACAACCTATCCTCCTGGAACATCTATACTTAATATAGAAGATATTGTTTCTATTTCTGAGAAAAGTATTATAGGTTTTCAATCAGAGACTGCTACATCAGGTTGGGATAAATCTAATCTTAAATTTCAAATAGATGAAGATGGAGTACAAGCTAGCGGTTTTAAAACTACATCTCAGAATATACAAGGACTTCTTGCTAATGATGGTAGTATAGCAACAGCAATAAGTGAAGGTGATATAGATGAAATGTTTAATAAATAAATGGGGAAGAGAATGGGAAGTTTTTTAGATAAAGTAGGATTGCAACATTTTGTAGAAAAGATAAAGGGTCTGCTTAGTGGGTATTTGCCCTTGAGTGGTGGTACTATGACTGGAGATATTGTATATACCGACAAAGCTACTTTGAATGGAAATAGCTTAACGTATTCTATGGAGAATAATCAATCTTTGAAAAATTTATCTCTTGAAGCAAGTGCAATAAGTATAGGGTATAGAGGAAACCATGATACTTATGGATTTGTGCAGGCTGGAGTAGCTATACTTAATTTTGATAAATTATTAATTACTATTAATGGTAAAACAGCTTCTTTGAATACAGAAAAATGTGAAGTACAGAAGTTTGTGTTATCTACCGATTCTAATCAGGGTCTTATAGCCAACGACTCTGAGACTGTAGTAAAGGAGTTGAGCGATGATCAGGTAGATAAATTGCTTGCTGGTGATACAAGTGTTATTGATAGTAGTAAATATTATGTATCAGGAGCTAATTTAGGAAGGTTTGCACAGAGTGTAGCTAAAGATAAAAGTTTTACAATAATAGAAACTAATGGGATTGTAAAGATAACAACATCAAATGGTGAAGTGACAATACCAGCAAACGTAAATTATCATATTGATGAAGATTATAAAATAACTAGTGGTAAGAACAATATCCGTATTCTTATTCAAAGTGGATATGTGCAGAATGGTAATAAATATTTTGATGGATTGAGTAATCTTTCAACAATAGATGTTTCTAAATTAAATATAAGTAATATAAGGGACTTGAGTTATTATTTCAGAGGATGTTCAAGTCTTTACGAGTTAGATTCACTAGGTGCTAATCATGGTGTAGCCTATTGGAATACAAAAAAAGTTACTAATTTTTCTGGAATGTTTACTGGTTGTAGCTCATTAAGGATATTGAGACTTAACTTTTGGGATACACGAAATGTTAGTATGATGAATACAATGTTTGCAGGATGTACAAATCTTGAGACTTTGCATCTTGAAGGATGGGATACACAATCAGTTAATCTAATGATTAGTATGTTTTCTGGTTGTTCGGCTATAACCCATTTATATTTAAGTGAAGGTTTTGGACGTATGAACGGTAGTGTAGGATCATTAGACCTTTCAGCATTGACAAAGTGGAATGATAGTTCTATACAGACATTGTTGAAGTTATATAACCGTAAGGCAAGTGGTATGGATGTGATAACACTTAAGTTGTCAGCAGCTACTAAGAGTGCTTTAGGTACAAGTGGAATACAAACATTGACTGCTAAGGGATATACTATAGCATAAATATAAACAAAATAAATAAAAAGAAGAGAAATGGAAAAAATTAAAGCAAGTGAAGGAATGTATCTGACACAGAAGGAGATTGAGAATGAAGGTGCAAGAGTATTTGTAGTTTCATTGTTTCTGGCAGATAATGATAGTGCTGATAACTGGCGTGAGGCTACTATGGAAGAATACTATAAGTGGCAGCAGGAGCAGGATGCTAAGTTGGAAGCACAGATGGCTATGTAAAAAAGAATACTGAAGAAGAAACAAAACAGAGTGAATAAATAAAATAAAACAAAATTAATAACAAGTAAAACAAAGAGGTAAATAATATGAATAATTTTTTGGATAAAACAGGTCTACAGCATTATACAGAGAAAGTAAAGGCATACGTAGACAGTAAATCAGGTGGTGTAAACACAGATTTGACTTCACACATTGGTAATAAGAAGAATCCGCATGAGGTAACAAAGGAACAAGTTGGACTTGGTAATGTGACCAATGAGGCACAGATACCATTGAGTCAGAAGGGTGTTGCCAGCGGTGTGGCTACACTTGGTACTGATGGTAAGCTGACTGCTGCACAGTTGCCTGCAATGAAGACTGTGAATGGTGTGAGTGTTGTAGGCTCTGGTAACATCAGTATTGACCTGTCACTGTATAAGGTTGTAGACAGTCTACCTACTACTGGTATTGACGCTACAAAAATTTATATTGTTCCTGCTAAGACTACTGGGGACAAGAACATCAAGGCTGAGTATGTGTACACTGGTAACCCTGCAAGTGCTTATGATGCTACAAAGTGGGAGAAGCTTGGTGAGGCTCAGACAAACATTGTGGTAGATGCAGAGCTGAGTGACACATCTACCAATCCTATTCAGAATAAGGCTGTACAAGGTGCTATAGATGCGCTGAATACTACTATTGCAGCTTGCGTGAAGAAGACAGACCTTGTGGCAATCACTAATGAGGAGATTGATGCAATGTTTTAAGAAGTGAATTAAATAAATTGGAATGGCAGAGGGATGGTCCTTCTGCCATTTTTTATTGTAGGAAGGGAGTTAATGAGCCTTTTTAGGCCTATTTGGGCCTTACTGATCCTTGGATAGTAGAAAGAAAATTGTTAATGAATCTTCTTAGACATCTTTGAGCCTTGGGTAATGGAGGGAAGACTGTTATTGAGTCTTACTGAATTTTTTGTATCTTTTTTAAGTCTTTTCTGTTATTCCTTTAGTTTTGTTTATTAATATCATGAGGGAAGTTCTGAGGTCATCTTGTTTTGTAAGATTGAGTTTCTTTCTGATGTGAGTGCGTTGACTAGTGATATTGGAAGGTGTTTTATGGAGAGTAGAACATATTTCTTTTAGAGATTTATCCATAAGGATAAGTTTACAAATTTCTATTTCTGAGGGTGTAAGGGAGGGACAGATAGAAAGTAGATTAAGAGTTTCTATGTACTGCTGATGGTAGTAATCCTTAATGTTATTGAGCAGTTCTTCTTGGTGAGTAGAAGACAATCTTGATAAGAGAGAATAAACTTTCTCTTTATCTGATTTATTAAGATTGATGAGCATATCAATAGCAACTTGTTCTTCTTTAGTAATATTGCCAGGCAGACGAAGACCTTTTGTTGCATTCTTGGAGTCAAAGGTTATGATGTAGAGAATAAACATATAACCAACAAAGAAAATTCGCATGACTCTTAGGATGTGGAGGAGAGGAGATGTAATGCAGAAAATAGTAAGATTAAGAGTTAGGATTGTTGTTATAGTAACAGCTAACTTATTTAAACGTACAGCTATAGCTACTGAAGCAAGGATGAGAATGATGTTGAGGTTACCAAGAATATGAATGCCATAAACGCCAGTTGTAAATAACTCATAAAGAGATTCTGCTGATAACTTAATAGTAACAGCTGTAAAAAATGTATAGACAGATGCTTTGGTAGAAAGAGTGTCAGTCCAGAAAAGTATCTGTAAAATAATAATGAAAATAAGGTGAAGCCAATTATAGGTATCAAAAATGATAGAATGATGGTAATCATTGAGACCAAGAATGTTGGCAGGAATATAGAAAAGTTCCACAAAAGTAGTAAAAAGAAAACATACAAATTGTCTGCGTTCCTGAAGACCACAGTAATAAGGATATTTGATATGTTCAAGTTTGCTTATAAAATTAAAGAATAATGTTGTCATAACTATGAATTTGTTAGAAATAGTAATGGTTTTATAATAAAAGCAAAGTTAGGAGTAATAAATGAAATAAGAAAATGAATAATGTTAAAACTGAAAGAATAAGTATAAATCAGTTTTTCATCAATAAAAAATCAGTAACTTTCAGTATATTTCAGTTTACATTAGTTTGTTATGTTTATAATGTTGGGATAAATTTGTCAATGTGAAATTAGTACATGACATTAAAAGCTTAGTATTATGAAAACAAGACAAAAGAAGAATGAAACAAAAGACAGTGGGGACACTGTAGTAAGAGAAAACACAATTTGGAGATTCTATCAATATGCGGCAGTGATATTCCCAATATTATTAATGCTGTCACATTGGTGTATATTCTATGTATTCAGTCAGAACACTCAAGAGCTGATGAAATATTCAGAACAAAATGAGATATGTATAGTATGGATATATGTATTTCTTTTCTTGGTACTACCATTGATGACTTTACCAGCAAGTTTTCTTTATGGATGGTGTAACTTCCTCAGAATACCATTTGTTTACTTCATATTCATTAATGTAGAGAGATGGTATTATGGTTCATGGTTCTGCACAAATGAAATGGTAGACACACACTATATCCTTATATATTGTATACTCTGCATGTATGTGATGGATACAATGGAAATATGTGTAAAGCATAGGAAGAGTGTAGAGAGAATTCTAAAATGTATGTTTGTATATTTATTGAAGATACTCAGAAAACCATTTGAAGGAAATGAGAAAACTAATGAGTTGTATAATGATGTAATAATGGAAATAGAAAGGAGGAAGTCATGACAACACCTGGAGAGCAATGGTTGTGCAGAGCACTTGACAGATTTAAGGAAATAGTGATGAAAGGACTTTGTTCAAAAGTAGATATTACCTATTTCAGTAATTTGTTGAAGTATGAATTTGGAAGAAGAGAAGTCAGTATAGATGAAAAGGAATGGCTGACTAAGATAGAAACAAGCAAGATGCTTGGAGTGAGTACTTCAACCTTAGACAGAATGATACTGAGAAAAGAGTTTCCAAAAGGAAGAAAGATAGTGCATCAAAAGAATTTGGTGTGGAAAAGAGAAATAGTTGAGCAATATAAAGAAAGACTATTGCTCAAAGGAAAGACTTGATATACAATGACTTAGACTATAGGTTGAGCAATGTTATGTTGCCCAACCTTTTTTATTGTATATTTGCAATGTAATCGATTACAAAGTGTTTTATAAAATTTTGATAGTTAATTGCTTAATAAAGATTGTATCATGGATATGACAAATGAGAAAGTCATCGAGAAAAAGGTTTATGAAGATGACAACAGAAAGCATGATTATGCAAGTAAGGGTGTAGCAGGAACAGCTCTTGGTTTGGGTATAGCAGGCACTGCATTAGGAGTGTTGCCTTGGCTTACAGGTAATGGTGGTAGGAGTATTTTTGGCTCACTTGGAAATGGTATGCCAGACAATGTAAACATCAATACTTATGGAGGTATGTCTGCTAACAATGCAGCTCCAACAGCTCTTGAAGTAATGGAGAAGGAATGTGCAGATGAAGTGAAGTTGCTTACAGACATGTTTGGACTGAAGCTTGACACTGCAAATAAATTCTATGCAATGAGAGAGACAGATGTGGCAGAGAAGTTTAGCTTGTGGAAAGGTTTTGTAGAGGCACAGAATGCTGAGAATAGGAGAGCTATGGAGGCAGAATTTGGTCTTTATAAGAGTCAGAGAGATGGTAATGATAAGCTGAAAGATGCAATGGTGCAGCAAGGCTTTGGACTCTACAAGAGTCAGAGGGATGGATTTGATGCACTCAATGAGAAATATGCTGCAAAGTTCAATGAACTTGACAAGAAGGTAGCTGTAATGGAAGCTATACGTCCATATCAAGACAAGCTGTTGATGGATTATACTGACAAGAAGACTTGTAAGTGTATATATGGTCAGCTTGTATTGCCAAGTACACCTACAGTTACAGGTTATGGCAGTTATCAGGGCTGCAACTGTGTCAGTAATGGAACACCAGCAGGAGCCTAAGAAGGCTAAAACTCGTAAGAAGAGATAGATAAAAAAGGAGTCAGCATAATTGGTGCTGGCTCTTTTGAAGAACTTAATAAGATTCTCTAAGCCTCTCTAAGCCTGACTAAGCCTAGCTAAGCCTTAGAGATAAATGCTTGAAGATTGAGTTTTACTAAGCCTATATAGGCCTTATTAAGCCTGAGGATATAGGATTGGATTGTTTATTTAAAACTATAATTATGTGAAGGAGATTGATATGATGAATTTTGGATCAGACCCAGTATTAGGTGGACAACAGAATCAAGCCTTGGAACAGTTGAACCAAGAATGGGCACAGAAACTTGCTGAATTGCAAAAGCAGAAAGGTGTGTTTAACATGCAGCCACAGCAGACAAAGACTCCTACTTGGGATGAGATAGACAAGATAATGGATGGGTTGACAGACTCACAGAAGAATTATCTGAACAATAATGAAGAGTTTGTAGAAAGCTATAAGAATGTAGCAGATATACTGCAAAGAGAAGAGCTAAGAATAATCAGACCTTTGGTAGAGCAAACTAAGGATGGAAAGGAAGCCTTAGAGAAACATCTTTCCCTTATAAGGAAACTCAGAAAAAATGCAATGCAAGCAGAAGAAGAAAAAGCCGCATTATGGAATGAGTATATGACAAATTATAGTGACATGACCTTTAAAGACTTCATGATAATGATGAAAGCAAAGAAAGGAGGAAACAAATGAACATACCAACATTAAAGGAGAAGTTTCTAAGTAGCTTGGATTCATGGTTTAATAACAGAGTGAATGAAATGGTGAAAGACAATCCTACACTTACAGTACCAGCTGTATATATCAAAAGAGGATGTCATAATATAATAAACAAGTATGAAGGAAAGATAAGTGAAGGTGTAGACAATGCAGCACTGTTTCTTGCAGATGAGAATGGAGACATAAATCCAAACACATTGTTTACAGATGCTATGGAGATGTTCAATAGTATGGAAGAAACAACCTTTGACATAGGATTTGTAAAAGGAGTAATGGGTAAAGGAAAGGTAGCCATAACATTACCAGACAATATACTAATGAACCTGATATTTGGAAGTAAGAAAACAATAACATTCAGTAGTGAAGATTTTATGGAACTAAAGTCATTGCTTACTACATAATAAACAAAACTTGAGATATGGAAAAGAATGAGATAATGAAAGCCTTTGAAAGGCTATATAATAAAATGGCAATGTCAAAGGAGCCAAAGTATATGAATATATTTGGTGGTGTCATGAAATGTATGATGAAAGACATTGCAGATTGGAGACCAGATGCAGCACAAGAATATATAAACAGATTGGAAGCAATAAACTGGTATAATTATCTGTCGAAGAAAGAAGCTGCACAAATAGTAGGTAGTATGGAACCTAATGGTGGATGGAGTACTTCAGAATGGGAGAGTTGTATGAAGTCACAGGGAATTTGTTTGGAGGAAGAGCCTTATTATAATAAGTGGGCTTTGTATACAGCAATGAACATGATATATTCAGACAGTATAAAGACAATAGCAAAAATAGCAGGGAAATCTTTGACAGAGATGTCGCAAGAGGAGGTATTTAATGCAGTACATTTATTAGCATTGGATAAGTTGAAAGATAAGGATGGGGTGTTTAATGTGAGGAAGTATTTTGGAGTGTAAGTTTAATGAGCCTTATTAAGCCTAACTGAGCCTCTTTAAGTACTAAGCCTTACTGGGCCTGAGTAAGCCTTTCTATACCGTTGGGTATGGAAAGGCTATTTTTATGTTAGGAAGTTAGATAGAGTTAGGGAAATTCTTAGGTGAGGTATTTAGTTAATGAGTCTTATTATCTTTGTCTTAGAATAATAATAAGAAAAATAAAGAAGATAATATATGGCTTATAATGCAATAGGTGGTTTTCCACCACAACAGCTTTCTTTTAATAAGAAAGGAAAGAAATGGAGGGCTAAGTGTGTGGACTTTGGTGATAACCATAGTCTGATGCACTGCCATCTGACAAGGAAGTCAGTAAGAGCAATGAAGATAAACTATGACTTGCTGAATGGTAAGATACATATGGATGACTTGAAGGTTATAATGAACCCTTATAACATTAAGGCATCATTTATACCTGAGAACATACAACACTATCCAGTGATAAACTCAAAGCTTGAGGTGCTGAGGGGAGAGGAGTCAAAGAGAACTTTTGACTTTAGAGTGATTGTGACTAATCCAAATGCTGTGTCAGAGATAGAGGAAGAGAAAAATCTACAGGTGAATACAATGCTTCAACAACTTGTGATGGATGGTTCAATGGATGAGGAAGGCTTTAACAGAGAAATGGAGAAACAGGCAGACTACTTCACTTATGAATATCAAGACAAGAGGGAAGTAAGAGGAAACTGGTTGCTTAATCACTACATGAAGGAACTTGAGATGTCACAACTCTTTAACAAGGGATTTGTAGATGCTTATACTGTAGGAGAAGAGGCATATATATGTGATATAGTAGGAGGTGAGCCTAATTTGGAGAAAATAGACCCTCGGAAGATGAGGGTAATAAAGTCAGGAGTATCATCTTATATAGAAGATGCTGACATGATAGTGATAGAAGACTACTGGAATCCAGGAAGAATAATAGATACCTATTGGGACCAACTGTCAAAGAAAGATATTGAGGCATTGGAAAACACAACAAGTAGTACAGGAAATAGTCCTTATGCAGACAGTATGGACAACATAGACAGTAGGTATGGTTTTATACCTAATGTAAATCTGTCAACAGCTGGAGATACTGCTATAGACCCATACAGTCTGTTTGACAATACAGAAGATACAGCATCTTTACCTTATGACATGAATGGTAATGTAAGAGTGTTGAGAGTATATTGGAAATCAAGGAGACAGATAAAGAAGGTGAAGAGTTATGACCCTGAGACAGGTGAGGAAGAATTTAACTTTTATCCTGAGACTTATCACTGTAATCCTGACAATGGAGAAGAAGAACAGACATTCTGGATAAATGAGGCATGGGAAGGTACAAAGATTGGTACAGACATATATGTGAATATGAGACCAAGACCAGTGCAGTATAACAGATTAAGTAATCCATCAAGATGTCACTTTGGTATTGTAGGAAGTATATATAACCTTAATGGTGATGAACCATATTCTTTGGTAGATATAATGAAACCATACTCTTATCTGTATGATATATTTCATGACAGGCTGAACAAAATACTTGCAAAGAATGTAGGTAAGGTGATAAAGATGGACCTTGCAAAAACACCAAAGGGATGGAGTGCTGACAAGTGGTTGTACTATATCAATGTAAATGGTGTATCAGTAGAAGACAGCTTTAAGGAAGGTAGTGTAGGTATGGCAACTGGTAAGCTTGCAGGAGCTATGAACAATGCCTCATCAGGAGTGGTAGATGCCTCATTAGGTAATGAGATACAACAATATATAAATGTGCTTGAATGGATTTCAACAAAAATAGGAGAGCTTGCCGGTATATCAAAGCAAAGGGAAGGACAGATCAGTAATAGAGAGACTGTAGGAGGTGTAGAAAGAGCAACACTGCAATCATCACTCATTACAGAAAGACTGTTCTTTACCCATGACAGCGTGAAAAAGAGAGTATTAGAGTGTTTCTTGGAGACTGCAAAGATAGCAATGAGAGGCAGAAAGAAGAAGTTTGACTATATACTGAATGATGGTAGTAAGAAACTTGTTGAGATAGATGGTGATGAGTTTGCAGAATGTGACTATGGAATAGTAGTGGATAACAGCAATGGTACTATGGAACTTAACCAGAAGCTTAATACACTTGCACAGGCAGCACTTCAGAATTCGTTGCTTGACTTCTCTTCAATAATGAAGCTCTATACTACAACAAGTGTTGCAGAAAAACAGAGGATGGTTGAGGCCAATGAAAGAAGGAAGAGGGAAGAAGCATTGCAACAGCAGCAACAGGCACAGCAGATGCAGCAAGCACAGCTACAGCAACAGCAGCAGATTGCACAGATGCAGGCAGAGCAGGAGTATAAGATGCACCAAGAAGATAATGAGGTGAAGCTATTGGTTGCTCAGATAAACTCAAAGGCTGAGGCTGACAGAATGGCTATTATGAATAATGATGCCTTAGACACTACTGCTCTTGAAAGAGAGAAACTATCAGAGAATGCAAGACAATTCAATGAAAACCTTGCATTGCAAAAGAAAAAACAGGCAGATGATGCAAGGATTCAAGAGAAAAAGGTGAATGCAGCGTTGAAGAAGTAAAGAAGTAAAAAAGTTGAGTAGTTAAGTAATTCTTAACTACTTGACTACTTTAATTTAAATAACAATTAAATAAAGGGAAGAGATGAAGTTAATAAAGATAGAGAATTACTCATTGCAGATAGCAGATGAGGCATTGTTGATAAAACCTATAAGGAAACTATATAATCAAGACAGAAGTGCCTCAAAGGAGCAGTTCTATAAGCAGATGTCATACCTTTATTTTATGGTAGACCCAAGAAGTACTTATTCATATATACTAAATGAGGAAGAGAGAGCTAAGGCTATTATAGAACAAGAAGGATTGGAGAGTGACTTTAAGCCATCACCCTTGTTGCAGGAAGCAATGGAAGTATATAAGAAGCATACAGTGACACCATCACAAGAATTGCTTAATGCAGCACTTGTAGCAGCAAGAACTGTGAGTACTTTCTTGAAGAATCCCAACATCTTGAATGAGGAGGATGATAAAGGAAGACCTAAGTACCAAATATCTGCAATAACTACAGCATTGAAGAATGTTGAGGGAATAGTATCATCATTGCAGAATCTTCAAAAGAAAGTGGAGAGTGAGCTTAGTGAGCAGAGTAAAGCAAGAGGAAGTCAGGAGTTGACAATATTTGATGATGTAGATTAAACAATATAGATTATGAAAGCAGGTAAATTACAATATGATATTATTTATTTAGACATATTGAAGAGTGGTGTTTTGTTTATAGTATCTCCAGATAAAGAGACTTTTTTAAAGAATGTTTCAAAACTTATTCATAAAGAGATAGTTGACAAACAATATCAAGAAGAACTAATAAAAGATTTGATAGATTGTTTTTCAAAGGACAAAGTGTTATATCCAGGCACAACATTTGAAACTTTCACTACTGATGGTGTTCAGTACTTAGTTGTGGTGTTACGAGAGGATTTGAATAATTTAGACAGCACACTTGTACATGAAATGTATCATGTTGCATATAAACTTTTTAAGGAACGTGGAATTGAGGATGAAGAGGTTTTTGCTTATACTTTAGAATATCTATTTTCTAAAGGAAGAGACTTTTTTGAAAAGTTTAAGAAAGAAAGCAGTCTTCATAATAATAAATAGTGTAACTTTACAGAGTGGGTAGAAAGTAGAAGTTCTAGATAGTCTAGGGTGTTCTAGAGTAGAGATTGTAAAATTAGATAGTATGAAAGAATTAGTTGCACAATATATTAGAGCAAATGAAAATCCTGATTGGAATAATTTGTCTATCTCTGATAAAGCTGAAATGATGAAGGTTGCTATTGCTAATGGGATTACTACGTTGCCAGAGATAAAAAAGGTTTATAATGAGTTTGCTAAGGGAGGAAGAATGAATGCCTCACAAGGATATACTCCCTCAGACAGTATAAAAAAGAGGATAGCTAATTGGGAGGGAAGCTCTATGAAGACTAATAGAAGCTTTGAGGATGAGGCAAGGGACTTTAATAGAGTAGTGCCTGCTGAAGTGAGAAATAGACTGACACAGCGACAAAAAGATGCTTTGTATTCTTATGGATATAATGTAGGAATGGGAAGACTGAAGCAGAGAGTAGTGCCAGTATTGACAGCTTATGCTGAAGGAAAGGCTTCAAAAGAAGATGTGCAAAGAGCTATGTGGGCTTCAAGGGATAATGAACTAAGAGGTCTTACCACAAGAAGAAATGCTGAAAGAGAGATGTTCGGAGGAAACTATAGAACCAAGTTTACTGGTACAGGAAAACTTGGAATACATATAGACCCCTCAGAATATATTATACCATCTAATTATTTCAATAACTTCAATGCAGAGATAACATTACCTCAGATGCAAATGCCTAATGGTATAGATGTAGACCCAGAGACACTTTATAAAGCTCCTGTTATAGATGAAACAATGTTTGAAAAACCTGTTGAGACAGTGGAAGAGACTGTCTATGATCCTCAAGAGGATAAGATGGAAGGGATAAGAAGACTGAGTAATGTACTTGGGTTAATGAGAGGAGAAGATAGCTTAAGCCTTACTAAGCCTGACTGGGCATTCTTGAGTCTTGGGTAGAAAGAGTAGGTAATGTAGGTGTTGTAGGTAATGTAGGTGTAGTAGGTATTGTAGGTTTGGTAGGTGAGTGGTAAATGTTTGGAAAAAAGAAAGGGAGGTAGTGACACCTCCCTTTTTGTTTTTACTTTTATTAGCAATACTTATGGAACTCATCTAAGGCTTCATTTTCATTAAGATCAAGACCTTTTTGCTTGAAGACCTTTTGAAGAAACTTGGTGAACATTTTTTCTTTTTCCTTGATAGTAAGAGCAAGTTTTTCAGCACCAGAATGGTCAAGCTTAGGATTCTGAAGCATAATCAAGTCAGCAAGAGAAGAGAGGTTTTTGACCTCCTCAGTCTTGGTGATGATAGGTGTCTTTACAGATTCCTCAGCAGTAGATTCCTGTGGGCTTTCAGTTTTCAAATCAGAAGCAGACTCCTGTACTGTAGATGCTGGTTTTTCCTCAGAAACATTTGAGACTTCACTTAGAGGATTTGTAATCTCTGAGGTACTAATCTCAAGATACTCACCATTATTGCCAAGAGGTTTTACTCTTTTGAAGGTAAGTTCTTCAGAGGTTGAAGAATCAAGGTGCCAGTAATAGGTTTCCTTACCAATCTTTGTCTTCATGTAAGAGACATCAGTAAGGTCAGCTATTTCTTCTGGTCTATAAACCTTGAGTTCACCCATCTTAAGATTGACATTATAATGAGTATCCTTACCACCTTTCCAAGGAACAAGCTTATTGTTGTTCATATTATTGCGGATGAACTGATTAATCACCAACTTAGGCACAACAGTAGGGAAATGTCTATAAGTGTCAACATAAGATGCACCAGTGTTCTCATTCTTTAATCTTTCCTTAACATAGGTAGGAACCAATGCCATAAAAGTCTTAGGAGAGAAACCAATACCAGCACGGAAGAAACTGTAGTCAAACAGCATCTTAGAGAGCTTAGGATCAACCTTATGGAGGTCAATCCAAGCACTACGAAGTTCCTCCTTACGCTGTTCATCCATACCAGTGATATTAATTGAAAGATAAGGATGTCCAGTGCTCTTGGCAACATTCATTCTAATGGCTTGAATAAACTCATTATCAGGATACTTAGTCTTAAAGTTCTGTTCTATAAACCACTTGGGGAATGCAGTAGCATAATCCTTAAGGTTCTTAGGATTGATAACCCCAGACTGCACAAGAAGATAAGACTGATAGAAGTTGGAGAACTGATCAAGTAACTTCTTATCACCATACATCTTGTCAGCAATATCCTTTGGCAACTGAGCAAGCAAGTTTCTAAAACCAGTACTGCCAGCAGGCATATCAGAGAACAGAGACTTAGCTATGTCAACAGTTCTTGCAAACTGCTTCAAGACAGGATGATCAAAGAAAATGTCATCAATATCCACAGGAACATCATCAGCAGTGTAGAAGTGAGTACCATTGTCAGTATTGGTATCAATAAACTGAGACATTTTGTGCTCAATTATAAGATTGTCAACAATGAGTGGGCCAACAGCACTGGAGATAGAATTAAATCTTGTGGCATAAGTGGGCTTACGCATAGCATCAGTAAGACTTCTCATCTTTTGGAAAGCAAGCAGTACCTTATAATTAGTAGCATCATGCTCCTCAGAAGTAAGACCATTAACAAGTTCCTCAGTAGAAAGAGGTTCAATATTGATGTTAGAAGAATCATCAATGTTATACTTTCTACGGTATTCATCAAGCCACTTATTGATGAGGCTATCAAGAGATACATAGTTAGAAAGATTCTCCCTATTGAACTGATTAAGCAGACGCTCTATAACATCTTGAGAAAGGAAGAGGGCAGCATCATTGAAAGTCATGCCCAATCTCAACATAGTGTTAAGCATACCAGCAGTAGTCATATTGACATTCATAAGATTGAGGATAGGGTCTTTCACAGCATCAGCAGAAGCAGATACAAGAGAGCCAAGAGTCTTACCAATGAGAGTGCCCTCACGATCATACTTTTGGTCTATCTGCATTCTACCACCAAAGGTAGTGCCAGCAATAGTGAAATCATCATTACCACAAATCTCAGACACATCAAGGAAGATGTCATTACTCTCAAGAGTAGCATGAGCTACTTTATTGACAGCAAACACACCAATCAATGATGCAGCAGCAGAATTCTGCTTATAGAACTGAACCTGAGTATCAGCAAAGGTGAGATCCTTGTCAGTATAAGACAACTTCTTGAGTTCATCAATAGACATGCCTTGAAGAGCATTCCAAGAGATACCCTTATTAGCAGGATTCTTATAGGCAGCAACCATGTATCCCATCTTCTTAGGAGCATCAAAACCACCAGGATTAAGAATCTTGTCAGCAGTCATTTGATTAGTAAGAACAGCATAAGTCATATCAATAATCTTATTGTCACGATACATTCTTCCACTTGTAGGAGCATCAGTATAATAAGCAACCTGTTGATATTGACCATAAAGCCATTGCATAAACTTATCAGCAGACTTCATCTTTTGAGGATTGTCAAGGAACATTCTTATCTGCTCACCAATCCATTGATTGTTAGTTTTACCATTATGAGCCTTAGCATAACTTTCAGAAACTCTCTTAAAAAGTTCACCTTCAATATCCTTTCTTCTCTTAGTCTTAATAGGTATGTCCTTACGCATGACATAACGCTTATCAACATCAAAGTCAGAATCATCAATCTCAGTAAGCTCATAAGGAAGCATGATAGCATCACCAGCTTCACGAGGCATGAAACCAACAACTTTCATAGGAGCACAAGAGTACTTATCCTCAGTAGGAATACGGTAGCTAACCATTTTTAGAAGCTCTGGGTCAACAACATTGATAGCATCAACATTAATAGTACCATCAGCATTAGAGAATTTGTCAAAGAGTTCATTAGACCATATAGGACAGAATACTTCAAAGTAAGCAATACCGCCTTGGTTCTTCTTGAGATAATCCTTATAAGAAAGACCATCATGTTCAGAGGGAACATACTCCTCCTCAAGAGGAATAAGATTGCCCTGCTTGTCATTGAATCTAATGTGAAGCTGCTTAGAAGTACCAAAATTAGATACCTGAACAATAGGACCACCAGCAATCTTCTGTTTGTTAACTCTGTTCTTAATAACAGAATTTATAAGCTGTTCAATGCGTTTAGCCTGTATAGGATCACCTTTTGGGATTCTAAATTCACCAGTCTCCTTATCAATAGAACAAGCCTGCACAAGGTCAATTCCATATCGAGGAGAAGATAAAACTTCTCTTTGAAGAATCTTGGAAAGAGCAATATTTCTTTCACGCTTATCCTCACTATTCAAGTGAAGTTCAGCAGAAAGATTATCAATACTCTCTTCAATATTATCAGCAATAGTCTGCTCATATTCCTTACGGAACTCATCAGCCTTCATTCTCTTGACAGTACCATCAGGTTCAGTCCACTCATAGAAGTTATCCACTTGCTGATCATTCTCATCAATAGTGAAGAGGTCAAGGTCAGAGGGAGTAATCATTCTAATCTGAGAACCATGAGCCTGAGAATGCTCTCTAAAATGCTCAGGAATTTCCTGCTGAAGACAGTAATCCTCAAAAGAAGTTTCATGTACAAAGGTATCAGTGTTATAGTTCTTATAAACTCTTTCACCTGTAGCATCAGTCTCTTCCTTGAAGATTTGATTCATCATAAAGGTATAGGCAGCATCCTCACCACCTTCCATTTTCATGAACTGATAGATATTTATCTTGCCTTGAAGACCAGACTTGATGGAAGATTCAAACTGAACAGTATCAATGCCTTTAGTAGGCATAAGACGTTCAGAATCCTCCATCACTCTATAGACAGCTCTAAGAAGATTAGGACGAGAAAGCTTTTCATCCTTAAGAATAGCATCAGCCATGATAAGAAGATACTCAGCATTCTTAGCCTGAAAAGGTACCTGCATACTGTGAATAGGAGCATTATCTACACCCATATCCTTAGTAAGCTTAGAATACACAAAAGGCTTAAGAGGCTGGAAAGCAGTTTCAAGGTCAGTATATGTGTATTCACCTTTAAGCATCTTCTGATAAATATCCTCAGCATGACGAGACCACTTACCAAAGATGTAAGCCTTTTTTCTGTAAGAAGAAGGAGAGGAATAGCCTTGAGCATCAGTGACATTAATCTTAGTGTACTTACCATCTTTGCCAACAAGAGATTCCTTGAGAGCAATCATTACAGCCTTCTGATTGTCAGGGGCAGCAGCAATTTTTCTATCAAATACCTCAGCAATGTTAGCTATGATATTAGACTTGAAAGAATCAAAGTCCTTCAAGATGAAAGTTCTGTACTTACCATCAGACACTCTATTACCATTATAATCAATAGCGTTAATATTACCTCTGACACCAGGAGCATGAAGCTGAGCAAGACGTTTCTGCAAATCCTCAGTATCCTTATAGAAAGCAATGTCAGAGAGAGTTAACTGAAGAATATTCTTAGATGCAAAAGTATCATTCCAAAGATAGTTCTCCACTTGCTTTCTAACCCAATCATTGATAACATCTTCTCTCTCCTCATTCTTTATGTTTGAAGAGTTATCAAATTCAGAAGGATATATGTCCTTGATGTTCTTTGCAGCCTCAAGAATACCATTGCTTTCCCATGTGTCAAGGATAGACTGTACTCTGTTCTCCATAAACTGACGGATAATCCTTTCAGCAAGCTTACCAAGTTCAACCTCTTCATCAGGAGTAAGATTAGTCTCACCATTGACCTTTTTCTGAAGAAGAGAAGTAAATCTATTATTGTCAGAAGATACAGAGCCATCTTCATTACGGAGAACATCTCTCTTAGACACATCACCCTCTTCAAGATAGCTATTGAATACAGGAAGGAAGTTGAACTTACGACCATTAGTGTCAAAGTTCTTGATAAATCCAGAGTCATTCTTAGACATGTTTCTTCTGAGAACAGTCTGTATTCTACTAATCTCTTGCAGGAACATATCATGAAGACCATTTACAATAGCATTCTTATAACCATCACCTCTATAAGAGTAGAACTTGATGAACTCAGAAGAAGGCTTGTTAGACTGCATAGGCACTCTGAACCAAGCAGGAACTTGGTCTTCAACCTTTGCACTTTCAGAGAAGTACTCAGTGATGAGAGAAAGAGTATACTCAGCATCATTCATGTTGCGCATATAGTTATGCTTATTGAAGTTAAGCTCAACCTTATGGTCAAACACCTTACGAGCATTCTCATCTCTTGCAAGAAGTCTAAGCCACTCATTACGCCAACCCTTGGTAATATCATCATCACCAGCACCAAACTTAAACCATTCAGAAGAGCCATACTCATTAAGAATGAAATCCTCAAAAGCCTGACCTTCCTGACGGAACTTGTTAAAGAGCTTAGTCATGAATGAAGGAGTTACATAAGACTGATACATCTTGCCACTATCATAGAAAGCATTAACAGCAGTATCCTCAAGCTTATCAGTGATAGGAGAGAGGAAGTTGCGGAGACTACCATTAATACCAAATTTAGTGCCAAAAGCAAAAGGATTATAATCCTTCATTTCATCCTTATGCTGAGCAGAGACAACACTATCAAGGTCTTTGACAATGAAGTTGAGAGCAGAAGTTACCTTATTAATACTCTCAGCATTGATAACACCAGAAAGCATGTTCTCAGTGATATTATAACCAAAGGCTCTACAAACAGCCATGATATTATCAGATGCAACTTTAGACATTTCATCATCAAGAGTCTTACCATATTTGAGAGACTTGTCTATATCCTGAAGTTCAGACAATGCCTTATGAAGAGTGAAGTCATTGCTAATAGAATCAGCAGAGCCAAGCAACTTAGTGTTAACCTTACCATTAGTGCCAAAAAGAGGATGTTCTCCAATCTTGAACTGAGAAGTGATAGTGTTCATCACATCAGTAAGGGCAGGATGACTGTTAACAGTTATGCAATGATACTTACCATCTTCAAGAAGAACAACAGAGTAAAGCTGAAAATGCTTAGAGAACACTCCATAGAACTGGCTTTGGAAGTCAGTTTCACTACCACTCTGGTCAGACAATCTCTGAATAAGCTGAGAGAGCCAAGGGTTCTGAGGTTGCTTATTAGAGAGCTTCTTAATCATATCATTAAGAGACAGAGAGCCTTGAGTCCAACGAAGAATACTATTAACAGCTTCACGAGGATTAACACGCTCTGCAATACCCCACTTACTCATAACCTTACTACTATCAGCATTAAGACGATAGCACTCATGAATACCTTGTCTGACAAGAGCAGACATAGAGTTAAGGACATCAATAGTGCGATTTTCTATTTGCCAATGCTCTTGCTCATCCTTACCACCTTCTTCAGCAACAACATCTTGATCATTAGAGTAATCATTGAAGTTGTCATAGTCAATATTGGAATTCTTAGTAGTAGTGAAGTTGCCATTAGAGAAGTCCTTGATGATACCAAAGCCCTCATTCATGGCAAAGACATCAGCAGCAAGATACATGATAGCATCCCAGTTAGCAAAGATGAGGTCAGCTTGAAGACCACCATCCTCAGCATTCTGATATGAATCCCAGTTAGCCTCAGTATCAAATATAGACTTAACTTTATCAATAAGACGATTGATGCCAACAGTCTCAACAATCTGTTTTCTTGATGCAGATTTAAAGTCAAGTTTAGTCTTGAGAGTAGGGAACTGCTTTTCAGCAAGACCCTCTTCCTTTTGAAGCTGAGAGATAGAGTCAGAGATTTCATTTGCTACAAGTTCAGCAGTATGACGAATCTCAGATGCAGAAAGATGAGCTACACCAAGTTCATCAAGATGATAAATCTCACCATCAGACTCCAAGTCTTGATTTCCAAGAAGATTGTCAATCTGACGATTGAGTTTGTCATATTCATCAAGAGTCTTATCAACTTGTTTCTTTTCAGAGTTCTTTAACTCTTGAAGATACTCTTTCTCACTTGTTGCTTGTAAAATGTTGTCCATGCGATTGATAATGTTTTTATTATCCTCTATGGATTTCTCACCAGAGATTTGAGCATCAAGTTCCTTGAGATATGGAATCTTCCAAGCTGCATCTACTGGTGTGTCCTCATAGAGGTCATTAAAGTATTCATAACTTGGAAGAGAAACAGTTGAAGGCTCTTCCTTAGTAGGAGTGGTAGGTTCAGTAGGGGTAGTAGGTTCAGTAAGTACTGTAGGAATGGTGAGAGAGGTTCTTAATTGGTCAAGAGATTTTGACTCAACAAGGTCTCTGACAGTCATGTGATTGAAATCCTTGAGAGTGAGATTATCAAGGTCTTCCTTAGACCAAGAGCCAAAGGTAGCTTTGACTTCTTTCCACATATCAAGAATCCATTGCTTAAGTTTTGAGATAATGTTTTCACTACCCTTATTCTTAGCAATATTAGTAAGAAGCTTCTCACCATTTTCACCTACAAGTCTTGCATGAACCTCAGAAGCAATAAGACCTTCTAACTTCTCCTTAGAAAGATTCATAGACTGCCACAACTTACCATAGTTGTCAGCATTAAGAATCTCGTTCCAAAGTGAAGTTTGCTTCATAAGTTCAACACCACGTTGCCAAAGCTTAGGATTATGCTTCTGAACAGTTCTATCCCATAAATGAGTATATTCATGAATAGGATGTTCAGGAGAAATCTTAGTTTCATCAAGATAGATATTACCATCTTTATCTACAAAACCATAGACTTCTCCTTGAGGAGTAGTATAGAGTTCTACACCATCATTCCATGCTCTTCTCTCCAGTCCTGTGTCTTTCTGACCTTTTCTGCCATTAACACTACGTCTGTTGTTGAAAGGTGTTCTCCCCTTTCCTCTGACTGTTGAAACCATGCCAGCATCAGAAGAAGAGACCATCTTGAGTTCAGCAGTAATGTCAATCCCTTGCAAGTGCTCTGCCGTAATTCCAACTTGAGACAATACATGATAAATGCTTCTCTCAGAGAAGTTATGGGAGCTTGCGATGTTTCTAACAATTGTTCTAATGTCATCTTTAGTAATAGTATCAACGTTATACACCTTTCTTATACCAAAGCCATCACCATCTTTAAGATTGTCAGCAAGTTCTTTGTCAGATGAATGGTCAATAAGGTACAGAACTTTATTGTTTTCACTATCTAAAGTAACGACATCAGTGCCAGGATTATTGTATTTATTAGCTTTAATAATAGCTAAAATTTCAGGAATCTTGGCTTTGTACTTAGAGTTCTCATAAGGAATTTCCTCACCATAAGTAACAGCTTGTTGTAGATACTGCAAGTCATGAGTCTTTAAGAACTCCTCCATAGCAGCTCTATCAAGAACATTAATGCCTTGAGATTTGAGATGAGAGATGAGCTGAGATATAATAGATGAAGAGACTCCTTCTGTAGGTGCAGTAGGTGTTGTAGAGATAGTAGATGAAGTAGGTTCTGTAGGGGTGAGGGGAGAACCTTCCTTTTTGATATTGTTAGACACAATAGTTACTGTGTCAGTAGCCCTTGATACACCTACATATTCAAGCTGCTGCTTGAGATTGATAGTTTGGGTAGGTGCTGTATGTTCAGTAGGTTCAGTAGGTGTTGTAGAGAAATCATTTGAAAATCCCAAATCAACATCTTCTGCATCTCCTGTGAAATTAGCACTTGAAGCTACATTATTATCTACTTCACCAAGGTCAACAACCTCCATAGCATTGTTACTATTAAGACCAGCTCTTGATATATCAACATCATCCATAAGAACATTGGTAAAGGTAGAGCCTTGAGACTTATGTACAGTCATGGCATAACCAAAGTCAATGGTCTTAGCTTGAAGAAGATTATGATTGCTATCCTCAATATTGTCATTGACAAAGAGGAAGTTATCAATGAAGTTGATTTTTTGATAGATTTTAGCCTTAGCATCTCTACCAACAGCATGTTTGGCTTTAGCCCAAAGCATCTTCTTCTCATTGGCAAGCTGTATAGCAGCCTGAAGATTAGAAGGATTGCTCTTGATGTCAATAAAGTCAAAGGTATCTACATTACCAACAGGGTCTTCAAGAGTGAGAGGAATAGCTTCCATAGAAATAACAGTGCCATCATTTAGGCTTGTTGTTATCTTATGAGGCTTGTCTACCTTAGACACCTTGTAAGACTCAGAATTGATGAAACGATAAGACTTTGTTTTCCAATTATAACCCCAGTTGGTATAGCCAGTCATAGGTTCACCTACATTAGGAGTAGGGGAGATGTAACCAAGAAGTTCTCTGACTTGATTGTTATAAGCAGATACAGCCTTATTAGTATAGGCAAGAATCCTAAAGTAGTTAGGATTATGCTTTAGACCTTTGACATAATGAGCAACAACATTGTTGATTTCATCTTGATGGTTAGGGGAGATATATGCAACACCTTCACCCTTGTTATTGAAAGATGAAATACCAGAGAGATGATTACCATTACGAAGTTCAGTAGCTTCCTTGAGAATAGCATTATCATCAGTACGTTCTACTTGAGTAAGAGTAATGACCTTACCCTCACCATTACGGAAGACCTTAGATATTTTATTCTCATTAACAGGAGCAAGCTGTGCAGAGTCTCCAACATAAATAATCTTAAGACTATTCTGTTTGGCAATGTTATTGAGAATACCATAATTCTCTTCATTAATCATTGATGCTTCATCAATAATAACAGTAGTGCCTGGAGTAATATCAGCATCCTTCAAGACATTCACTAAATTGCGTGCATTGTAGGTATTGCTGTTAGAATCAACCTCAACACTAATGCCAAACACCTTGTTAAGAGTAGCAGCCTTGAAACCAGCCTTAGATACACGCTCATTAAGAACAGCAGCAGCCTTGTTGGTAGAAGCACAGAAGACTACAGGACGATGCTGTTTTTTACCTTTCTTAGCAATCATCTCCATAAGAGAAGTCTTACCAGTGCCAGCATAGCCAGAGAGAGTCATAGAAGTTTCATTAGACTTCATAAATCTATCCATTTCATTGAGAGCATCTATCTGCTGAGCATTAGGCTTGAAAGGAGCCTTGATCTTAGTGCCATCAGCAAATGTGAAGTCTTGAGGTATAGCTTTGCCACTATGCTCAGACTTAGACTTAACATCATTAATGAGGTCATAGTCAGCAGACTCCTGCTTAATAAGGTCTGTTTCATCCTTTAGTTGAGAAGGAGACATAGAATCAATGAATCTTTGTGCTTGATTCTCAACATCACCCATAATATTATTTGCTGTAGACTCATCCTCAAATTTGGCAAAACAGTCTATTACAGCCAAGGAACCATCAGGTTGTTTAATGACATTCTCTGGACGAATGTCAGTAACAAGATAACCATCCTTGGTATATTCAGCATTAATGCCTTTGCCCTTGGACAATGTGAATCCAAGAGTATTAGTCATATAATTCTGAATTTCTTGAAGAGTAGGAATGTTATCACTATCTTCAATCAAAGGTTGCTCAATAATAAGACTAACACCTTTGTCTGATGTGCCAATCTTTTTAAGAGTCATGGCTGTTGATGGAAATGCTATATTATGTATAGCAATTCTATCTAGAAGAGCCTTTATATTTTGATAATGGTTAGGAAAGACATTCTTTATAACAACTCCTTTCTTTTGGTCTACCCATACTTTTGACTCTGTACCATGTAGATTCTGGTCATTGAAAACATCATCATAATAATCATTAGGCTCATATATGAGCTGATGATTTCTCTCTGCCCAATCTAAGAGTTGACGTTGCTGTCTTGCAGCTTCTTCATAGCCTCTTTCTCGTAGGCTCTTGCCTTCATTTGTCTTTCCTTCATTTTCTCTACGATACTTTTGTTCTCCTTCTTGAAGTCTTCTGTAGATCTGTAAGAAAAGTCTTCCTGCTGATTTAATTGCTTTATCATATTTCACAAGTTTTTTATTTTCAAAACGCTGATTTGTCTGATTTATTGTGTTATTGGTTACTTCTTTTCTTAGTTGGTTCTTGATACGATTATATCGCATGTAGGTATCAATGTCAAAAGCATTAAGAGCCTTAATAAGAGCACTTATTGAACGATAATAGTAAGTGTCAGAGGTATGAAGACCCAATAGAGCCTTAAAGGCATCAAGAATCCTTGACCAGAAAGACTTGTTAGCTTTGGTTTGTTTATCAATTTCTTTAATCTTAAATCTAAAGATAGGGTTAGCAAGTTCTGCAACAAACTCAAAGACATCAGTTACACCATATTCATTTTTAAGAATAGGATTATTTTTAAGGTCTTGATAAATAGAGTTAATCTCTGTGCGGAACTTTTGCAAATCTTTAGTTCTCTTCCAATTCTCAGTCTGATTAGAAAGAGCATACATAGAAATAGCATGTATGATTTCATGAAGAAGAACAGAAGCTTTGAAGTATGACATTTGATCCCCTTCAAGAAAAGATTTCCTGTAGATGATAGTATTGGTATTGATATATCTACCAGTAATATCAAAAGGAAGATCCTCATTGAATGAGACTTTAATACCTAAATCTTTAGCAATGCTAAAGACTCTATCAGCTAATGCTTTAGAAGTTCTATCATCATTGAATCTGTTGTACAATTCTTGAACCTTATCAATAGTATAAGTCTGATTTGGATTAATATCAAGATTAAGTGTCTTGACATTTTTACCAGAACTAATATCATCAAGTTCTTTGAGAAACTCATTTTTACTATAATCAGCTTGTTCTACAGGTCGCTTAACAGAAAGCATGTAGTTGCCTTTAGCATTTCTATAATGGACAATAGCAGATTGAGGAAAGAATCTTGAGGCTTCCTTCCTTGCAGCTTGAAGTTGACTAAGAGACTTGAACTCTTGTGGAGTGTTGTACATTTTTCCCCATAGTTCTCTTACAGACTTACCAGACTCTTGATAATGAGAATTACCAAGTTGAGCTTGGATATAAACATCTGTAGGAAAGAGAGTTTCATTGCCAGTCTCTAACCAATACTTGTGAGTGATAAGCTCAAGGGTATTGTCAGCAAGATTGTTACGTGCTGCAATATCCTTGAACTCTTTACTACTTTTATTTACACATCCCATAAATGTTATGTTTTACTATTAAAAATTAATGGCAAAGATAAAGAAATTAATTATGTGATTGAGGGAGTTAAGTGATAAGGTTAGAAGAAATAAGTAAGACTATTTTATACTAATGATTATTAATCGTCATAATTCTTTTTTCTATATGTTTCTAACTCTTTCTGATATGCTTCAGTATTAACATATCCACAACAATTAAGTTCTCTACAAAAGCCACTATATACGCAATTAGGAACCATCTTATCAGCCATGACAATATCTTGTTTAGCAATCTCAGACTTGACAGCTTTCCATGCTTCTTGTGTTTCTTTAGATGCACATTTACAGAGTCTCTTTCTGCTGATGTTAATCAGAGTCTGAGCATTGACAACAAAGTCTTGATCATTCTCAGAACCTTGTGGAAGTTCATCCCTACTACAATTAAGATTTCTTCTATCTTCTCTTTGAGAATGAATAAAAGGCAGCATATGTTCATGTCTTAACAAATGAACTCCAACCCACTGTCTAAGATTTTTAAAATGAATACAATATTCAACAAGTTTGATAGGACTATGTTCTGCAAGAAGAACCTTAGCTTTCCAATTATCACTGGGTTCTTTATGCAAAGGTTCTTTACCAATAGTTCTTCTTGCTGCATCTAATGCTCTACTCCAAGGAGTTTCTTGTATTACTGTTACTTCCATTACTTATAACTTTTTAATTGTTCTTCTAATGCTTTCTTTAACTCATTAAAACACTTTACTACCTTAGGATTGACAACCTTTGCATCTACAGTAAGACAACTGTTTTCATAAGTCATTGCCATATCATAGACAGGTTTAGCAAAATGCTTGTATATAATGTTAAACTTCTTTTTGTCCATACTTTAATCTTTTTCTATAGTAAAATCTTCACCCCATACTACAACTACATCATCGTAATTATGACCTAAAGCATCTACTTCTGGTAAATAAGTGATAAATTCATTAGCTTTTGCCAGTTTTTCTTTAATTTCTGGCATTTTTCCATGAAGATCAACAACTTGTTGAGTGTATTTATCAATGGTTCCTAAATTATCATTAGTTGATAAAATCGC